TCTAACGGGAATCCTATATATATTGGTACAGAACAGTTTTCATCAGTCCTGGCGGGACTGATGGGAGTTGGGTTTCTCGAAAAAGGTAATTATCACGATATTAATGAAGTGGGCACATATACGACTTATTCTAATACGCCACAAGCTGGCCCATTTTTCTCGATTCAATGTGGCGATTCATGCATTCAGGAGTCAATGTCCTATGGTGGCTATTCTTTAATGGTTAGATCTTACAATCATGTTGACGGGAAGTGGAATGAATGGAAGAGCATTGCCATATAACGCATGTTATACTACGGCTATTTAATACCCAATACAGTTACAAAAATATATGCAGGATTTGTACCTTCTCCAGCTTTTATGCGAAAATAGCTATCTGTATTTTCTTGATCTATCTGACTCAGACAGCTTTTCATTTTAAATTTGTTTCCATGATGTCCAACTATTATAATGCATTCTTATATATGCTAATCCATTATCTCCACCTGCACATAATTGCATACGAATCCATCCGTCGCAAGAAAATGCCACTAATATGCCATAATTCACGGGCATATTGTCCTGTTGTGAGTCAAATTTATAAACTCCGTTATTTACGGTATTGGCATCACCTTCCAAATTTAATCCAATAGCACTCAGGAAACCTGATTTTGACATTAATCCATCATTTTTTAAAGTAGCCGTTCCAATAAGTTCCGCCAGGACTGATGAAAACTGTTCTGTACCAATATATATAGGATTCCCGTTAGAGTCCATTCCTCTTATAAAAGGAATATCTTCTGAAGGCTCATTCAATTTCTCTGATTTTGATATTTCCCTAGATGCATCTCCTATACTGATTATTCCAGTTTCCATATTGCTCGGATTTGAAACTATAAAATTTTTAGGAGAATTTATTTGTAAAAATGATGACATTAATTCAGAAATTACTTTTTTCATGGAATCTTTTGACATCTTTTGTACATCCCCATTACTCTTTACACCAAGAAAATAATCAAAATCTTCAACGGATGTAACGTCTGATAATTTTTTATCTGCCATAATTACATGTTTTAATCGTTTATGTTTTGTTGTAATAATGCTTATTAAACAGTATCTTCATTATCCGGAAGAACCGGTCTGTAATAAATTACTTTTTCAGATTCATCAGGAGAAAGTGAAAGAAGCATAGGATTCTGGTCTGGCATATTATCCTCTGATAAAGTATGTGGAGTCACTACTTCAAGAAGCACATCATCAAAATTAAACTTAAAACCAGAAGGAGCTTCTGTGCCGATTACCTCATTTAAGCTTGGATATAAACGCTTTAGTTCCAATGCCTGATTGTTTGTAAGGCTAATGTTATTAATATCTGATGATACTTTTCCCAATAAAGATACGAGCTTGTTCAGGAAATTATAATCCAGATTATCAGGATAGAACAGATTCCCTTCTTCAATCATAGAATCTTTTTCTGATTCTGGTATTTCTTTCCACAATGCCGCTTCTTCCATGGATGAAACAATCATTGATTTTTCAAAACGTCTTTCACTAATTGGAACTTCCTCACTCTGAGTAAGAAGGCATCCGTTACTTGCTTGTAGTATCATTTTTTCTTGCTTTTTCAATCATGTTGTCAATAGCATCAATAAAACGTGGGTTCCCGAACCTGGAATATTCCTTAATCAGTTCCACTTCTTTCTCATCATATTCTTCTTCACCATCTGAATTGTATATCTTACGGCACAATTCAAGCGAAGCAACTCCCCTGCCTGATGCGTAGATAGCATCGGCAAACATTTCTCTTACATCTTCCACTGCTTCCGTGGCGCGTGAAAGACCGTTGAAAACGTGTAATTCTTTAAAATTTAGTTTCATCATCCATTTCCTATTTTGTAACAAATTCCATTTTTAAAATATATAAATATAGAAAAAGCATCAACCCCGTTGTCTACCACTTTAACCCGCCCAGTATAACCATCAAATACCTCGTTGTTATCTCTGAATTGTATTCCTTCGCATGAGAATATACCGAATTTTCCGAAAGCATCCCCAAGAGACAATTGTAATACATCCAAATCCGCTCGATACTTATTGTCTCTTGAAGCCAAGAATAATTGTGGAGATGATGAACCTGGAATATCTGAAAATCCTCGCAATGACGCTGCGGCTTGGCTTCTCTCGTCATAAATTCTAAACTCTGCAAATTCAGAATCAATTAATAATTTATAATTATAGGCTGTTGTTATAGATATATTGCCGGAGAATGTACCTGTAGCAGCTTTCAACTCACCGGAGAATGTACCTGTAGCAGCTTTCAACTCACCAGAAAAAGACCCGCTCGTAGCTACGACTTCACCTTGTATATGTGCTTTTGTAGCATACAGTTCTCCAGATTCTGTCACACGGAAGGGAGCAGAAGCACGATTCTCGTAAGTGCTTCCGGCAAAAATACGCACAAGGCTACCTGAATTGCTTCCAGTCATACCTGCAGTAACCGTACCGTTATCTTTCTGTATAAGCAGGTCGTTTCCCTGAAACAACTGTATTTTTGCATTCTTGGCTATAATCAGTGATGTAAAAATAGAACCTACATTCGCTCCAAACTTTTTCCAATATTGCGTATTAGCGTATGTAATGCTGCTGCTCGATACATGCGTTTTCAAACACTGGTATGCGTCCCATCCGGTTTCAACAGCATTGTTTCTTACCAATACTACATCTATATAACGAACAGGAAGGCTTCCGTCTTTCACATCGCTGTCATTACGGTATTCCGTGTTCAATGCCCATTCAGAATCGCGGATTACACATCCCTGAAGACCGTCTTCCCCTTTCTCGCCAAGCTGTGCAAATACAGCAGGAGTAGAGAATAACCCCCATTCTCCATCTGTTGATTTCCTTCTTTTAGAGACCCATTCGTATGGATAAGAAACAGAAATACCTGAAGGTGAGCGTGTCCATCCACTTGGTATGTAATCATCTATCTGTGCTGTTGTTGGAGTTGAAGGGGTTGAATTTATTGTTGTTCGTGTGTAAATTTCTTCAGTATAAGGTCCGTCTTCGCCTTTTTGAGCAATTATTTCGTATTCTAAAGAGTTTTGTTCTCCCGTTAGTATATATCCTCCATCTTCAAATATAAATCTATTCCCATCATTATCTGTCCAACACCATAAAGGAGGATTGTTAGTTGCATTTTTTGCAGAAAATGAAGAACCACACATTGTTACAACACCCATTTCAGGAACTTCCATGCCAGACTCCCACCTTCCAATATAAGTTAACCCAGCTCCATCTTCACCCTTATCTACTTGTAGAAGCCAATCAGCATTTTCCTTGGAAGGTTCTGTATCTGTCCCGTCTTCTGCTACGCATAGCCACAATATACCATCATGGCTTACACGGTCATAAAATTCATATTTTGTGCCACTTTCCCATTGACCTCTGTCATTTGCCACAAGAACCGGCGTTCCATCTGGTCTTACTTGATTTATTGTACCAGTAAAATACACAGAATTAAGGTACATGGAGTAACCAGACATGTTCAGCCCGAATATGTTCAAATTCGTCAGGTCGCCATACTGCATGGCAATATTCCCAACCGTAAATTCCCAGTCGTTCTGTTTCCAGAGAAGTCGGGTATATGTTCGTGTTTCGTATGCGGAGCTTTGTCTTGCTTCATCAGTAAAGTTTCCGTAGCATGAAAAATTCATCTGTGGCTGTGGATGAATAGTATATCCAGGACGAAGTGCATAACGGAATGTCTCATTATTATCTCCCGACACCTCCGTCACGCGAAAATAGGTGGTTGCAAATCCGGAAAATTTGAAGTTACCTTTGCTGTCGTCTGAATCCTCGGTAGCATCCCTTTCATCGCCAAAATGGAAGATACCAAGTGCAATGTCATCCTTAGATACCGCACCAAACTCTCCTTCTTCCAGCTTTAGTGTACAAGTTCCAGTTGTAAGCTGATTACCTTCCGAATCCGTATCAGGTGTGCATGACAGAATAATTCCAGCACCAGGTACACGCCATTTAATCCCCAGGAAAATCTCTACACGGTTGTACCGGAGTTCAGGAACCTCCAGAAATTCCCACAGGCGAAGTCCGCGCATTTCTCCGTATCCTTTTTTATCTATCTTTGCGCCAAAACCGGTTAAACCTTCGGCAAAACCTTTCTCTCCCACCACAATTCCTGCCATCATCGTAAGCAAGAATTTCGTGGAGTCTTCACGGTCTTTATTGATAAGGTATTGTCTGAGAAGGTCTAAATATTTTCCAGTAAGCAACTTGGTTGTGGGCACGGATTCGTCGCTTTGAAGGAAATCTCCCTCATCTCCCTGGCGTGCCACATCAGAAATCTGCTTGTCGTTGATAACCAGCTTGCCGATAATGGAAAGCGTGCCTTGAACTATGTAGGAAGTAAAGCGTTTCAGCGGACGGATAAGGTCATCGGCTGTCACTTCAAACAGTTCTTTCCATCCGGCTGTATCCTGCGTTTGTCCTTCAGGAGTAGAAAGCTTACCGTAGTCCAGTGTAATTTCACGGTCGAGGGTGGCAGCTTCCAGACTGTCGGTGGCGGTAATGCTTCCGATACGTATGTAATAGAAATCTTCGCTGGGATTCTCTCCGCCGATGCTTCCGTCAGTAGCATAGTCGTTCACGGAAAACAGCACCATGGCATCGTCAGAACCACGTTCCAGACGGGCATAGATGTAGTGTGCCTCCGTGCGGTTCAGACGGGTGTTGTATCCCGTCAGCGTCCAGCTTCGGTATTCTCCGTTGGGCAGATAATCTATGCCGTAGCTTTTCTGCGGAGCCACCATGATGGTACAGCCCGGAACCACACCCACCTGAATCAGGTTGGGGTTTTCCAGTGCATTTTCTATCATGGACACGCCCTGGTAAGAAATTCGGTATGCGTTACTCTGGTAATCGGTTATCATTTCCCTTTTCTGTATTTCTGATTCATTTTCTCAATTTCCTTAGCTTCCTTAGCCATGGCATTCATAATTCCCAGGATGCGGACCGCCTCGCTGTCGTACACTGCGTCGTAGTCACTGAATCCCTGATACTTCATGATGTTGTTAATCATTTCCACCTCTATCTTGATGGGGTTCTGCCGTCCGTCCTTTTTCCCGTTAGGCGTGAACAGTTCCGGATACATGCGTGCGTAGGCTTCCTGCACGCTCTGAAAATACTGCACCATGACGGGGAACATGCGGGCTTCTACCATGCTAAACCAGCGGGCGTTTTTCTGTATCTGCCCGGAGTTAAACGACCACACGCGGCGCTTACACTTACGCAGGTAGCGTCCTTCGCGTATCTCTCCCGTCTCGCGCACAGATTCGTTGAACAGCGTAGCCAGAAACCGGCATCGTGCCTGCTTCATGCGGCGCAACTGCATCCGGATGGCGGCATGGGTCGATTTTCGCCTTACAAGCGTCTGTAGAACCTTCTGTGCATCCCAGTACATGATAAGCAGGTTCTGTGCGGACTGGTACTGCGCAAAGCTGACATCGGACATCACATCTTTCGGCGCTTTCAGACGAAGGGTTCCCATACGAAGGAGGATAATTCCGTAGGGAGTGACGGTGCGTGCAAAAGGATTGTCCAGAAAACCGATCTTCTGGTCTATCCACTGGTCCACCTGCCATGCCCGCATGGGAATGCGCTCAAACAGGTGCCGAATCCCTTTGCGCCGGAAGAGAAACACCGTCTCACCATTTTCATCGGTCACGGTGCGCCGCACGATTTTCAGTCCGAGAAAAAGCATGAAGCACTTCAGCTTGAAAAGTCGGTCGGCACGTTCCTCGTCGCCTGCCGCAGCCATAGCCTCCTTACGCTTGTAAAGTCTGTTCACCTCTTCCAGTTCTTCGGTCGACAGCCGGTTCCAGCTGTCGGGAAGTTCCGGAAGATGTATCTGGTAGTTTGTCGTATCCATTTGTCGTTTCTTTATACTCCAAAGTTAGGTATATGAAAACTGGGAATGAAGGACAAAAAATCAGTGCCTGGTGAAGGCTTGCGGACGCATGACGAAGATGGCGTTGTCCTGGTTGTCGTAATCGAATATGGGCTGTTTGTCCGGTCCGGTTGTTTCAGTGATCGGCGGCACATACAGCGGAGAATCCTTGATAAACTCTCCGAAAGAATCCTGATGGTTGGAGATAAATTTGCGGGCCTTTGTCATGGAATAAGCTGCCTCGTTTTCGCTGTACTTGCGCTGTTTTTCCGGACGGCGCGACTCGATGTAGAGTGCCAGCGCCATGCGAAGACAGTCCACCGCCTTCTGCCACACCGCATTTATGGCATCCTTGTCTTCGCCCGTGAAAAGGTCGGACTTTAGCGAGCGCGTGCACCATTTCACCAGCGCATCGGTCAGCTCCTCCCCTATCTCCGGCTCTATGTAAGCGCTCTGGCAATAGCGGATGTCAGGAAGCATGCCAATGAATTTCTCCCGGCTTTCGTTAATATCCAGAAAACGGTTCATCTCGATGGCGGTAGTAAACAGCAAGTCGCCCTGCAGGTAGAAATACCGGCTTTCGCGCCACAAATCGGCAAACACGGGGGCCTGACTGCACGCATCCTCTTCCAGGAATACCAGCAGACGGTCCACTCCGCGACGGCCCTTGAAATACGCATCGCGCTCAAACCGGCTCACGGATTTCTCGTCGGCCTTGTCGTACCCGTCGGTGTACACCTGATTCAGCCCACCCCCGTCGTTCAGACTCACCGTGAGAATGCCGGTGCTGTTGGCCAGCGACAAGTAGACCACCGGAAGCTGACAGGCACGTATCAGACGGATTTCGGGTGTAAGGTTTTCTTTTTCCACGTAGGCCGCCGTCACTCCGCCATACTCTTCCATGGCCTTATCGTATTCTTCGCATACCTTTTCGTAGAGTTTCCGCCCAAGTATCGGCACAAGAATGTTCTCTTCTGTCTCTTCCATGATTGTGAGAAGTGACTGGTCGCCGCTGTACACGCTGGTGGGCACGTATGCCCTGATTTCTTCGGTTTTCGTTACTAGCATAGTCTTTGTGTTTTTCTTCAAAGTTAGCGGTCTGATTCGGTAGTTTGAAGGACAAAAAACGAAAAATCGGAGGTTTTATGAAGTTTAGAAACAATTTTAATACGATTTCGATTTAAAATTGTTATTTTTGCGGTAGGTAAAATGTAATAAAACGATGAACATGAAATCTAAAAAAGTTATGAAAAAGACTTACGTGCTCATGCTTTCGCAATCTTTCCCGACCAAACATCCCCGGTCGGGAAAACCTACCGGATTCCGTGAGAAATTCCTTTCCGGAGAAAAACGCCACACCATCCGGGCCAACTTTCCGCTTTGGGCAAAACGCATACACGAGGTGCAGCAAGGTGAAGCGGTTATCTCCGTCCGTCAGTGGGAAGGCCGTCCGTATTTCAGCAGGCAAATAATAATAGGCTGTCTGACTGCGGAATCTGGAACAGGTATTCAGAAACTTACCTTCCAGCTGGATCGCGACGGATGTGCCTCTTTCAATTTCTTTGACATCGACGGTAAATATCCGGAACTGAAAGAACTTGCGGCCAACGATGGCCTGTCGGTAGACGACTGGAAAGAGTGGTTCCGCGGTTATGACTTCAGTCAGCCGATGGCAGTAATTCAGTTCGGTAAATTCAGGTATTGATGATGAAAAAGTATTTTATTGCTACAGCAATTTTTGTAGGTCTTGTGGCTTTCGTTATGGCAATGAGCTATTTCTCCGGTTTGGATTACGACATTCTTTTTATAGAATTTATGCTTACATACCTAGTGATTAATAAATTATCTGAAATACAAAACGATAAAAAAGAAAAATAATATGGCAGCGTATGACGTAAACGGGCGGTGCGAAGACTGCACATTTGCTGACGCATTTGGAAGAAGTTGCCAGCATGGGATGCTATTCCCTGTCATGGTACTAATTGAGTTTGGAGATTTATATCAGTGTCCGAACTTTCAGAAAAAGAATGCTGAACAGCTTCAGGAACAAATTCGATTAAAGAACAATGAAAATAAATATGATATGGATTTCAAGAAATTAAAATTACTCACAGAACTGATTGATCAATATGAATGGCAAATGGGCCATGGTCTTGCGGTATGGATAGAATATTCTAATTGCACGACTGTTTTTGATAAGATATTGGAAATAGATACTGAACGATTTCCTAATTGTTTAGCAGAAAGAACAGGTATTTATATTGATCATTTTGAAGATATACTGAGCTTTTATACCAACGATATTGAGAAGTTGTTCCCTAAAGACGAAGATTGAAATATGCCAAAGAAAGAATTTAAAGTCGGAGAAACATTTCAGTGCGGGCTTGTGAAACTGAAATGCGTAAAAGCAGAGGGAACAATATGCGAAGGATGTTTTCTTGATGATATATGTGAATTTTACAGCCAATGCAACGCCCTTATAGGATGTTGTGATGCTAGTAGGGAGGACAAAACCGATGTAATCTTTGTAAAAGTGGAGGAGTAAGATATGGATTTCAAATCACAAATAGGAACAAACATAAACCAGTCACGGAAGCTGTTAGAGCTGGGATTAAAACCAGGCACAGCCGATATGTACCTTGAAAAAAGTAAGACACCTGAATATGGAGAATATCACCTTCATACTATATGTGAAGGTATTGATCCTGAACACTGGTTCTCTGTTCGCATGAACCGAGACATTACTCCTGCGTGGAGTCTTGACCGGCTTCTGGAAATTATGCCAAAGTCAATTACTCAAAGTAACCGCCCAAATGCTGATTTTGCAATGAATAGTGACGGTTCCTTCTGGTTTATTTCATACGAGGAACTTGGATATGATATGAAACACCAGGAAATGAACATTGGTTCTTTTGATACCGCTATTTCAATGATTAGATGGCTTATAGACAATAATCACCTAAACAAAGAATACTTAAAAGCGAAACCATGATTATTGGGATTATATTGCTTACCGTATGGCTTATTCTATCCGGATATTTGCACTATTTAGTTAGAACTGACATTTATCGTTTCCGAAAGGTAAAACAGATTAGTGCGCTTGCTGTGATATGGTTTATCCTACTTATTATTATTATTGCATTTTTTGTTTTTAAATTTAAAGAAAGAATATATGAAAATATATGAGACACCTAATCCATTCTTTTTAAGCGACATATTTGTCTTTGCAGAAGTAGAGGAAATCGGGCTATGTTACATAAAAGTGAATTGTTTTAACAGAATCGAAGAAATTGGTTTTGATATTCAACGAAGAATGTGCCGTCCTATCGAAGACATTATGCAATACGCTAAAAAAGCTGCAAAAATTCGCAGGCATATTTTCAACAGTATTGATATTGAATATTGGGGAAAAATCCATGACAATCCGGAACTTCTAAAAAATCCCAAAACTTCTCCCCCACCTGCGCAACATGCAACAGTTATGACAACGGGAAATGTACCAATTTCGGGAAGGAAGTAAAAGCGGGAGATTCCTGCAAATACTATCAGTCGGACGTGATTGAATATACCTGCCAGCAGTGTGGACGTAAATACGAAATCATAGATTCTGATGCAGGTGATCGTGAGAAATTTTGCTGCAAAGCATGTGAAAACGGATATTAATCAAAACTAAAAAAACATGAGTAAAACCAAATTATATTATCTGTTTTTGGCAGCCATGTATGTGGTGTTGTCGTAACCTGTAACAATATGATTGAAATTATCAAAGAAGGGAAATACGATAAGAAAATAGCGACCTGCCAGTTCTGCGGGTGCGAGTTTACTTTCGATAAAAGGGACGTGCTATCCAGAAGTGATGGGAAGTTACCATTTACAAGAATAGAAAAAACATTGCTATATATTTTGTGCCCCTGCTGCAATGCAGAGATAAGAGAGTGGAGTGATTACCCCACAAATCATAAACAGAATGAATTATGACGGAAGATCTAAAGAAACTAATAGATGAAGTAGAGGGAATCCTTGGTAATGAAGTGGAAGCCACAAGAAGGCTGAAAATGCTCGATGAAGCCATTCAAAACATGAAAGAGATGGAAAATATTCAACTTCATCAGTTCATTATCTACAAAGAACGAAAATTGTTCGGATATAAAAAAGGAAAATCCAAGACTGTCAATATAAACGTGGATGACAAGCTGATAAAAGAAATATTTAGGATCTACCTCAATGAATTGTCAAATCAGGTAGCAGCCGTAAATACACTCTTAGCCAAACTGAAAGTTGGTAATGAACTACAAATAATTGAGCCATGATACCAGAAGAATACCTTAACGAAAAGAAAACGGGCCGATTCACTGGAGGTGAATTATACTACACCGTATCTCTGGACGATGCGATAAAGGCCGTTAAAATGGCCCGCAGTGAAAACAAACCTGCTCTCGACACGCCAGCACCTTCACAATACGGATGAATCTGCCCGAAATGCGGCGTGTCTACTCCCCTACCGTACCCACATGTATGAGCTGCAGAAACCTTGAGATTGCCCATGTAACATGTGCGGACCAGTCGGAACGTATAAAGTAACAAACCATTAAATAATATAGCTATGGAATTTAAACATCAGAAAGACCTTGGTCCGGAGGCCATTCAGAAATGGTGTGAGGAACTGGACCGGAAACCCAAAAGAGAATTAACACCGGAAGAAGGAAAAACTTTGTTTATGTGTATGATAAACGAACCCCATTACAGAACAGACAAAAATTTTGAATCCTTGCTAGGTAAATGGAACGGAGTCGCCATCCTTCACGACCGGATAAAAGAGAACCACACCTACACTATTGAGAATGCAGTCCTGCTTTTCCTCGGATCTGTGATTGACCGACCGGGAATAGCCGTCCAATACGCAAACTTCATGCAGTACAAATGCCAGCAGTACCATATCAAGCATGTAGATATGAAATCCTTCACCAGACGTATTTTACCGGCAGGACTTCTCACCGAAGATGCCTTATATGAAATGTGGAACAAACAAAAGTATATCAGTGAAAAAGAAAGAGGACTTCTCAACATGCTGGATAATGCTTATTTTATGCAGTCAATCAGAGAAATAAAAGAAAAATAGCCCTATGACCGCAAACGATTACTCAATAGAAAAATATGTATCTGAATACCTGAAACCGCTGGAAGAGAAAGGAATTATCACAGACTTGCGGGTTATTCCATGCAGATGCCGAATCATGTTCAGACTGAATGAGCCGTCACGAGAAAACTCAATGAAAGTCATTATCGAAACAGAGGCGGATGAAGACCATATCACATTTTTTAAGTCCGATGTGTCAGCAGAGGAAACATTTAGATCACCAGAACGGGGGTTTATTTATCAAAGACTGATGGCTGCAAATAAATCCCTTAATGATGAGCTAAACAGAAAATCAATAAACACCGATTTATACATTACGAAATACCTGAAACCACTGGAAGAGAAAGGACTGATAAAGGACCTCGCAACGTGCAAGAATCATAGCGTCTGGTTTACGATGGTGAAAGACATTAAAGGCGTAAGCATTACCGTCAATTTAATCCCGGGAACGACAGTAGATACTGTTGCGTTTTTCCCTCTCCATCTTGACATAGGTCGTTACGGAGTAGAAACAACATTTATCCCCAATCCGATAAATGATGACCACTACACGGAAAAACTTGAAAAACGTATTCAGGAATCAATGAATAAGATGAAAGAAATATTTGATAACCCACTACCGGAATAAGATTATGGAATCAAAATCAGAAGGTGCAAAAAGACTGGAAGAAGATATTCTTTCCATAAAGCAAGAAATGGAATCCGAGCTCGCTCCATACAGAATGAAACTCCTGGAGATATATAACGAAATGAACAGGATCTCTCAACCATACGAGAAAAGAATCAAGCATAAAGAACAGGAATATCTCGATAAATTCCTTGTAGACTGTAACGGGAACATCATTCACACGGGAGACGTTCTTATAAACAACGTAACCAGTGATTCATTTAAAGTGGTAAACCGGTTCCAGCAAAAGCTGATTCATTACCTCGGTAATCCTCGTGTGGTAGTAGTAAAACTGAATAAGAAAGGAGAGGCCGGGAAGAAAGAATTTTCTATTTTCCCGAATGAGCTACAAACCTATTATACTCTCAAAAAATAAGTAGTATGGACAATAAAGTCAAACCCAGAATAAGCGCAGTCATTACCGACTGTCTGAAGTGTCCGCACTCAAAAAGGTACGACTCTTCTCAAGGCTCAACCGGTTCAGTGCTTGTATGCAAAGAAAAAGAACAAATAATCATTAGTGATGATTATATTTATCACACAGATAAGATAAATATGAGTAACTTTATCCCGGAATGGTGCCCGCTGGATTGCTACACCGGAGAGAATGAAATTTACGGGCTTAAAGAAAAAAACCTACGTGATTCACAATGTGAAGTACCTATGGTGAGATATAATAACTAGAACCTATGGCAGAAAAAAAAGAAAATCAGCACAATTGTTTCGCATTGCGAAGAATGCGTTTTCCACCGGAAATACAACCAGGAAGGCGCTAGTTTTGGATATATCATTCTATGTTCACCCACAAATAGGGTGGTAAAGCGGAATGACGTAAATAAAATTATTGATGCACCAATAGAAATCCCAGACTGGTGTCCGCTAGATGACTATCAGGGGGATAATAAAACCTATGAAATTTTAGATACAGAACAAAACGAACAAACCATGAAAAAAGAATTTACTGAGTACCAGCTTGTATATATACGAGACGTTTTCGCTCATGAATGTGACAGATATATTGATTCAGGCGAAAGGGATATGGCGCATGAAGCACTGGATATTGTAAACGTAGTACAGTCAAAATACGACTGTGACGAATACGCCGACCTGGAATCTTTTGTACTGGACGAAAGCGGGACTTATTACTACATAGAAAAACGTGAATTGGAAGAAAGTGAAGAAGAATCTGTCAGACTGATGATTCAATTTGCCAAATCTTCGGAACAGAACCCATCTGAGGAACTGAAAGAAGCGGTAAATGAGCATTTGTATTTAAACGATGCAAATCGAGGAAAAACAAAGCTGGATGTAGTAATGAATAGAAAAGCAAAGATAAACAGACTCATTGTTCTTTGCATAAATTCATGCGAGGAAAGCGAATTGATAAGACTTGATGACATAGCAGACTTGCTGGCCGAAAACATTTAAAACGAATAAACCATGGAAGAAAGAAAAATAAACTTTAAAAAGAACGATGATAATACTCCAGTTCTTGATCCGGACGGAATGCTTTACGAAAAGCTGACAGAGAAACAGAAGAAAATAAACGAAAGAATCTCTTTATTGCTTTACATGCTAAAAGAAGGGAGCCTGAAAGAGGGTACAAAAGAAGCATTGCTTGAATTGTTTCATAAGAATGCAATAGACATCCTGAACGAACTTGGATATGAAGACAGCCTGAATAAAAAGTACAATGAATACATCCAGGAAATACGCTCACTCAACCATGAGAACCGGGAACTAAGAAAACAGCTTGGCATGAAGGTATCGAACGAGGATGCAAGGGAAAGGTTGAAACTTATCACTGAATCATTTGATGAATGGTGGCACAACGAAGGAACCGGAAATATAGATGAAATTATTTTCGACCGGTACAAAATGACAGCCACATTGAGAGGGAGTATCTTCCCTTCCAGTCGCGAAAAGGAAACAAAAAATCAGGTGGAAATGTTGAAGAAAAAAGGATTCGATGTATCGTCTGTTACAAACTACGGGCACCACCTTACAGCATCTGAAAAAAACTTCAATATGCTGAAAGAACTTTTCAAAAGCGCTTTCCCTCATTCGGACATTGACGAAATAAATACAGCCACCTATCTGGGAGGTGAAAGCAGAGAAGAATATGTGTACGTTATTACAAAGATCATCATTAATTTCAATAACCTTGACGACATTAAAATCACAGATCCATGACCGAACTGAATACTGAAAACGTAGACCGAATTTTCGCCGACTGCATGTTTCACAGCCACGAAGAATACGAAGAATGTAAGAAAGAAGGACTTCATTTTTTTGTGCGTTCTATTCAGAATACCAACGTAAATGTAGGATTCCATACGGAACGTATCGAAAAGCACCGGCAGGAAATCAGAGAAATGTTGCTGCAATTACCTGACGGATTCTTTAAAGATAAAGGTGGCGGAGCTTCTTTCCTGCAAGCTGCTTGCGCAAAAGATGGAGAATTATGGACAGGATTCCATACAGAAGTAGAAAAGCTTTGCCTGCTTGGACTCGCTTCGAAACAGATGCGGATGCTTACACCAGACGCGGAGATATGGCCAATGCTACCAGGCGGAATGCCCTATCTGCGTGTGGAAATAGAACAGTAATTTTATACATTCATTTATACATAAAAATACAAACAGATTATGAAAGATAAAATCTTAAAAGCAATCAACTTTATTTTCCCTATTTTCGTATGTGCTCAAATAGCCTTTTCTGTTTTTTCATATTTTAACGGGACTGAAACAAGGGACTTGTTGTACAATTTTTTCATCTCTATTATATTGATGCTTTCTTTCATCATTGCACAGATAACCAATACATGCACCCAGTTCCTGATGATAAAGCGGATTGAACACAGATTGATTATCAATCTTTTAAACGCCATTCAAGGGAACACAAGCCATGAAAAACAGCCGGAAAATAAAGATTCAAAAAGCAAAGATGAAGAAAAATCGTAGTTACGCGAGTTCAGTGGCGTAGTATCGCCACCAAAAAAACTATTAAGCTCGACTGAAGTGGCGATACTACGCCACTGAAAAATCTATTAATAAACACTTGAGCCAAAATCAACAAAAATCCCGACAAATCAGACGTTTTGCCGGGATTTTTTCTGTGAATAAAACCAAAAAAAGAAGAAAAATGTATGTTATAGCGTGGATTCTGTCTCTTCTGTGCCGGTTGCGCTGCGGTCGAGCGTGGTAAATGTCTGCTGACGGATGACTATTTCTCCATGCTTGTCCCATTTGTTGAATGTATAGATATTCTTCAGGAACCGCAGATAAATTCGCTGCCGGGTAGAAAGCTGGTTTTGCTTGAGCAACTGCAATTCGCGCATGTAGGTACCTCCGGTGCTTCCGCTATTCCCGGGTGTGCTTCCAATCAAAGAAGGGTGAACCCCTATGGCAAAGAACACCACGCTTGAGATTTCGGACAACTCCTCTTTTAAATCCCTGGAATTTGTCAGCTGCGGCACATCCACAATTTCCACCGCATGCTGCATCGTCTTTCCGTCAGGGCCTACAAACGAGTCAAGACAAATAGTTTTCCCGTTGTTCTCGCGGCGTTGAAGGAACTCATTCACCTTCTTATAGATACTGTCACGTACAGCTTGTTTCGCTTCGGTAGTATCCGCTCCCATTTCATCGAACATCGCACGAAGGTATTCGTTGTTGATGAAGATCATCTTTCCCCACATGGTCGCATTCTGGCGGGCCATAGCTTTGTCAGTAATCAATGTCGTGGCGTAATCGTAGGTCATCGACGGGAAGATACTCCACCAGGCCGGCTGCGGATAGTAAGGTTTCAGCATCGAAGGGTAATAGCTTGGACAGCAGAACCAGGTGGTACGGTTCCTGGGCGATCGTTTCTTACTCTTTTCCACCTGACGGCGAAGCTCCGTAAGCATATTTTCCGGCATCAGCGTTGGATAGGCCACCACATCTTTTCTTTCCAGCTTTGGCGTGGCATCCTTTCTCCACTTCTCCGCATAATACACGTAGTTTATGCGCATCCGTTCGTCCATTTCCTCCATGCGGCAGCACACCGCCGGAATGTTTCCTAACTTGACGATTTTCGGGTCCCACTCTTGGTCCTTCCGTCCGATGCTGAGACCGATGGTCGGGAAATAAATGTCCATGTGCGCGTCGTCTGTCATGCACTTCAGGTAGTGAAGTTCCAGATTGTTATTTTCACAGAACTTGTCCCATTCCTTGTCAGTTTCTTCCCAGGTGCGATAGTCTTCACGAAGCTGTTTCAGCTCGTATTCCGGTGTTCCAACCTGTGCGGTATCTTTCTGCTCCTCTCCGGAGACGGCCTGCGACCAGGGGATTGTACCTCCCCCACCCTGCTCTTCGCCGCTTTCTGCTTTCTGCTGGTCAATCTGTGCCTGAATCTCCATGATTCGGTTACGAATCAGTAGTCCGGCATCCTTGAAGGGAATCAGCTCAGTCTTTACCGTACCGTTTACGTAGCGTGACCAGCGGTACATAAGCTGCGGCCCTAGCCCTACGGTCAGGTCGATAATATATTTGATGGCGGTCGCCGTGTACGGCAGACTGCCTACCAGCTTGTAGATGGTATTCGGCAGCATGTTTCCAGGTCCCCATGGAATGTACCCCAATCCGGGTGTCCCGGCATTGCTGACCGGCACCGGGTTTGACTGCCGGCTGTCGAAAATATCAAACGTGCCCTGAATGGGCAGGCCGCCGATAGCCCCTCCCCCTTTCATCATTTCCGAGGAAGATACAGAAGGGATTTCCGATACGCGGGCCATGCCTATATACTGGTATCCACGGTCTACGAGTGAAGTCACTTTTCCTCTGAACTCCTTTATTACCTGGCTTGACTTCTTACGGTTTATATTTTTTGTGTTTGTCGCCATATAACTACTTAACCAATATCTTTGTGTCGTTAATCTGCAGAATAAGTACGTCGTACACGTAACGGAAATATCCGTTTGGCATTACCAGTTTACGGTATCCCTTTTCTCGGTTGTACGAAACGGCACGCTGCACGTTGTAACATTCGCTTATCGTTCCATCCTTACACACAAAACGTATGTCGAACGGCTTGTTTTTCCCGTCCGGAGTGCGGGCGTTCATCAGCTTGTACGCCTCCGTCCAGAGCAGACGTTTGGTCGGTTTCTTCATCTTGCGTTTGTTTTGATACAAAGATATACAAGGTTAATCTGGTAATGAAGGACAAAAAAACGCACCTCCCTTCACAGGGAAGCGCGGTAAACATAACACTGATAATGATTGTATCAAACAACATTACTTTTTGCGATTATCCTTCCATCTTCCTTCACAGGAAAATAGGACTTTGTGTAAGTTTAATTCTGTCAAAATAAAGAATAAAGTGCACACCACCGTGTGCAATAACATGGTTACTATTTTTCTCATGATGATGCAAATATATCCTATTTTCTCTGAATATCAAAAAGAAAAAGGATGAAGAACCACTGTTCCCCATCCAGGTGTAATAAAACAAAGAACATTTTCATGCTCAATTATTTGCAAATATAATGTTTTTACCGCACATAAGCAAACTTTGAAACTAATTGATTATCTGATTTATAATAAATACTTTTATTCAAACATGCTTTTATGCTTTTATATAAAAATACTTTTACTCTTTTATTATTTCATGCTTTTATATTTTCATTTATTTGTATTAAAACATTATTATTCTTTTGCATATCTGTATATTTGAATGTAGATACTTTTATTCTTTCATACTTTTATACTTTTATGTTTTTATACTTTTATGTTTTTATACTTTTACTCAATTATTCTTTTATACATTCATACCTCTATGATTTTGTACTAAAACATCTTTCCCTCACCATTTTGTATTTTCACACAAAAGTATGTTTATATAAAAATACTTTTATGTTTTTATGTTTATATGTTTTTATTAATTTATACTATTATTATTTTATGTATCCACACAAAAATGCTTTTATTTTTTTATTCAAAAATACTTTTATGCGTTTGTGCATTTGAATATTTACATTTTTGCATAAAAATATTTCTGTATTTATGGCGGAAATGAAAAAAAACGACTATCTTTGCAGTGTAATAAAACAAAAACATTTGATATGGCAATTACAATTTCTTCATTCAACTTCAAGGGTGGAGTAGGGAAGACCACTACCACCGTCAATCTGGCAAAATCCTTACATTCTCTTGGTAAACGTGTGCTGGTCATAGATGCCGACGCACAGGGTAACGCATCTAAAATGATGGGATTCCGTCTGGCCACGGAAAAGGATGGTAAAACCCTTTACGAAGCCATGTCCGGAAACGCCAGCATCATGGAATGTGTGTTCTGTGAAAATGAAAACGAAGAAAGCTTCGACTTTATTCCTTCACGCCCGAACTTATACCAGTGCGAACAGGAACTGGTGAGCCGTACCGGACGCGAATACATCCTGCGCATGATGCTGAACAATCTGGAAGACCATTATGATTTCATCCTGATTGACTGCCCTCCGAACTACGGACTGGTTTCTATCAATGCAATGGTGGCTTCTGACTACCTGCTGATTCCTATCAACTGCGAAGTATTTGCCCTGGACGGAATGGGCCTGATTACCGCAAAATACGAGGAAATCAAAAAGCTGGTGAATCCGAAACTTGAAATCCTGGGTTATATCATGTCACGCTACGACAAACGTCTGTCGCTTCACCGTCAGGCATACGAACAGATGAATCAGAATTTCCCTGGGAAGGTGTTCAATACCACCATCCGCACAAACATTCAGCTGGCCGAATCGCCTGCGCAGCGCATGAACGTGTTCGATTTTGCGCCCAACTGCACGGGAGCTGCCGACTACATGGAGCTGGCAAAAGAGATTCTATCACGATTAGATAACCAGTAAAACCCACGATTATGGCTAAACAACGATTCAACCTGAATGAAACAATGCTTGATGCGCGGCATGGCATTGAGGAAGCACGCGCCAACGCGGAGAAGGCAGGGGAGGAGAGTGCTGCGACTCAGGAAAAGGCAGAAGAAAATACGGAAGAATCTCCTGCTACCTTCACTGCTGAAAACTCATGTGTTGAAGCAAATAACCAGGAAGAGGAAAACATCCGTCCGGAACAAGAAGCTGCGCCCGATAAAGAATCCGTGAAAAGCGAATCACCCGCAGTAGAACGGAAAATAAACGGCATACGAAAAAGAATTAGAAAAGATGAAAAAGAGGGACGCATCATGCGGAATGTCTATCTGGAAGAAGACATGCTGGAGAAGCTGGAAGACATTAAGAAAAGCATGAACAAAGGCCGTAACAAGGAAAAGAAAGATACCTTGGTGTTTGTCATCGACCTGCTGAATGTAGCCGCGCAGGAGTTCATTGACAAATACTACAAAGACATCGTGGGGAAATAATTCCGCACAATTCATACACCGAAAGGGCAGGGAAGCACACGCTTCTCTGCCCTTCGCTTTTTGAATGATGTCACATTTCTATCTCGATGGCCGGATTCCATTTGTCCGGATCAGAAAAAGTGATTCCTGTATTTCCACTGAACAGACGGCAGATGGCGTTTGTGCACCGGTTCCTCAGAAGCGGAACGCCGGAAGCCTGTGCACCGTAAAGCATTTTCCCGTCGGTTCCCAAAGCCTCTATTTTCAGCGTCACTTCAAATTCTTCCGACTCGGTAGGAGTGAAGGTAAACACGGAGAAATAAAGCCCGCTACGGCCCGCATACTCGTCGCCTATTTCCCAGGTAATCGTATAGTCGGATGCGGAATCCGCGTCACCGTTACCGGTAATCACATCCAGCGTGCGAAGATGACCGCCTACCGTCATCCGTACCGATTTCACCGAGGCTGGAAACGCATCTTTCACGGTAATCATGGCACGGCTTACTACGCGCTTCATTTGCAGTTCCTGACTCGAAGCCATATTCTCGTCCACTTGAAGCGAAAAGTCCTGCCAGAAAGTCTCTGTTACTTTCTCAGGAGTATATTTCATTCCTTCCATACTTCCTCCGGTACTGCTGTGAGCCAGGAAGTACACATGATGCGCTCCATACTTCATGTTCAGGGTAAGGGGAGAAGGAAGCGAAACGGTGTCCGCCTGCATCTGCTCGCCGTCCATGTAATCCCAATAGGAGAGGGTAGTGGCCAGCTCGGCCAGCGTGCCGGCACGTGAATTATTCCACTGGTTGATGTCTCCCTGTCCGATTTCCATAAACACCGGAAGGAAAGACACCCTGCACGTTTTCTCACTCGTCTGCTCCATACCCGTCGGACGGACGATGTTTTCCTTGCTGCAAGCCGCCATAATCAGGATGGCAGCCATGCAAATGCTTTTCGACAAATTCATGTTGTTTAGTTTTAAGTTTATACCATAATTAACGCACGTCCGGAGTTTCGTTTCCGGTTTTGATGGATTTTTATTGTAAAGTTCGGAAAGTTTGCACCTTTATATAGTTCGGAATCTTTGCACCTTTACACGAAATAATTTCCCTTACTGACGGAATCTTTTCACATATTGACGGAATCATTGCACCTACATGCTTTTAAAAGCCTAATAATCAATGATTTTCAGAATCTATATAATTATCTATATGTTATAATATAAAGAAACGATAGTTTCTTAAATAAGGGATAAAAGAAAAAATATATCGGTCTGCTTTTATTAATGATATTATGATATAAGATATATAGTAAAGCGTAATTTGCTATAAAACAAATAGTTATACTAATAAAGGTGCAAACTTTCCGTTTTTAGGGGTAAACATTCCGTCAATATGTACTAAGTTTCCGTGTGTATGGGTAAAGATTCCGTCATATAGGGAAAAATTTCCGAACATATATAGATTAAAGGTGCAAACTTTCCGAACTATTTTTATTCAATATTTTCCGTTTTTGGAAAATATTGTCGTTTTATTTTCCGTTTTTGGAAAATATATCTATATTTGTGCCAAATAACGAACCAATGAAGATTTATTTAGAAGAAAGATTAAAAGAGTCAGGTATAAGCAAGGATGAACTGGCAAAGAGACTGGGTATTTCCAATTCAAGTCTGACAAAGAAATTAAACGGTCCGTCACGTACTAACCTGCAATTTCTGGAAAGTGTGGCCGATGCGTTGGGAATATCTGTTTTCTCTCTTATTGATGATGAAAAATACGTGAAGGTAGGTACATTCCAGTCCGATGGGAATACTTACGAAATACGAAAAATAAACTGATAGCCTATGCGACGGAAGAAAAGCACCACCGAATCAAGCAACTCACTGATTAAAGAACTTAGCTCAGTAGAGTTTATTAAACAACCCTATCTGTATGCCATGGTAGGGGCAGATTTTTCACTCTACCAGCGGAGTATTATGATAGAAATCATGAAGTCCATGCAAGGCCGCTTCAATGAATTTCTGAAAAACAGACGTGCAGACGGACAAATGTCACTTTTCCCTGATGAGCTGGACGACAATCAGATTCTCACATTCCGAATCAGCGCTTCCTCTCTTGGAGTAAGTCCTCGTGACTATATGTATCTTAGTGAGGCATGCGATAATCTTATGAAGATGAACTGTTCTTTTTACAGATATGATGAAGTGGGAAGACCTATTCGTACATACGCGCATCTGTTTTCTACGATTGAAATGCCTATGATTCCGGTTTCAGGCTCGAAAGAAAAAGAAAGGAGGATGAACTACGTGGAAGCGCGTATGGATGCAAAGGTATTGAAAGAACTGTGCGATTTAGGTAACGGGAAAGGTTATCTTGACCACATTTACCGAATAGCCCGTATCTGCAAACGCAAACGTACACCAAGCATTTATATTTATCTTTCCAGATGGAAAGACTTCCCAAAGAAATCGGTGGAATATGTGGAGCTCAAGAAATTCCTGGGAGTGATAACATTGGAAAATGTGGAGGTGAACGGGGTAGTTACTAAGACTTACGAAAAAGACCGATACCCGAAATTCAGTAAATTTTGTAAGGAAGTGATGGACCCGATACGTGAAGACCTCGACCGTATGGCCAGCGAAAATCAGGTGGACTTTACTTTTGATTATGAGCCTGTATATAAGGGTTCAACGAAGAGAGGAAACCCTGACGAGATATTATTTAAAATCAAGCTGAGTGAACTTGGGGAGGAAATGTCGCGTAAACGAAGACAGCAAAAACTTCCCGCCGATATTTGGGACTTGCTTCGCTCTGAATATAAACTGACGGAAACAGATGTGCGTATGCTGACCGATATGCTCCCTGAAGAACTGATGAACGATTTCCGGGCCGAAGTGCTGGCACTTCGTGACCGAATGAACCGGTATAAAGTAAACAATCCGAAAAGTTATGTGGTGACTTCACTCAAGAATTTTATTATCCAGCACACTCCGGATGCAAAAGAAACAAAAGAAGATAATAGGGTAAAGGAGAAGAAAACCGTCAAGCATAAAACAATAAGCGAAGAAGATAAAAGCCGATGGATGGCATTTATGGAACTTCTTCAAGGTTCTGTAAGTCCGGTTGAATTTAGCACCTGGCTGTCGTCGCTTGAATTTGTTTCGCTTAATGGTGAGGAAGTGACACTATCTGTACCGGCTGCATACGTAGCGACTTATATTGACGAAAAACTGAGTGCACCATTTAAGCAAGCGCTTAATGCAGTGTATGGTGAAGACGTAAAACTACTTTATGAAGTAAGAAAATAACGAATAAATCCCGGAACGGAAAGCACCGTCCCGGGATTTTATTTTCACTCCACATAGTCCTTCGTGTCGACGCAAAGCTCTACTTTTTGTACATCGGTCAGTTCAAGAAAAACCGCATACCAGTTGTTCAGGAATGGGCCGTAGGTTGAATAGTGAAGCTCTTCCGTTTCAAGGTTTATGTTCCGGAAAATATTTCGTTTTTCCTGCTGCTCACGGAGCCAAGCCAGAAACTTCTGCATGTGCATCTTCGCTTCCTGAATGGCTTCGTATGACTGCTGCTTGTCGGTAGGATTCATATTTCCCGTTTTAACGAGAAAATAAACCACGTGCACAGGTTTGTCCAACCCTCCTTTGATTGTTCCGTCCTGGGCAAATTCGTAGCCCACACAAGGCGATTTCAAGTCGGGCAGCTTGCTCATGAACGAAGGAATAGCTACAATGTTGTCGAAAAGGAAAAACCGTTTGTTCTTTCCGGTTTCTCCGGGCGTATGAAGCATGGGCTTGTACTTCGTGGCCCATTCTTCAATGATTTCTTTTAATTCTGTCATAATTAAAATTTTGTGGGTTTTCTTATTTCTTTATCCAGTAACATTATAAATCCGATAAAAGCAAAAGCCAGTAACGAAAGCCATATTCCCAATTTCCCTAATTCAGCATAAAGTAGCATGACTATCATAGCTGCTGTGATAATTCCTCCCAGAAGATTAGTCAGCTCCGATTCTTTTTGGAACATGAGGAAGACACCCAGAAGAAGGATAGCCAGTTCTATTCTTATCTGCTGGAGAAAATACATCCCTACCAGCAAGAACGTGTTCGACAATATTCTAATTATCGTTTTCATTTCATCCGGAATTTATAATCACTTCGTTTAAACTCGTCCTGGAAAGAAACCAGTACGCCGTTTTCGATGAAGTCCTGATAATAGGAAGACACGAGCACTTCCAGTCGCCGGAGCTGGTGACGCACCTCCATGGCAATGATAGGTCGTGACTGTCGGTCGCCTTCTTCTTTCCATATCTGATAAAGCTGGTTGAAACGGGCATCCTTGCTGCGTTCCACATCTTCGATGGGCTGTCCCGCACCGACACCCATATCCACGAAATACAGGTAATAGTTGAAGAAGAAGGAAATCTTCTTTGTGTCACCTCCGGCCCCATTGAAAACCTTGGCATACATGCGACGGTAAGCCTGTCCGGTGCTTTTTTTAGCTGCCGGCGTATTGCGGTACCCGATGTACGGACCGGGGAATCCCCCCGGCCATACATGCTGTGTCTCGAAGTTGGTCTGAAGCTGCCGGATCATGTTGTTGGCCCAGCGCGTCAGGTCCAGAAACTCCTCTTTGACCGCCTGACTGATGGTTTTCTGTTCTGACATGGCTTATTCAATGATATGAGGGATAAACTCGCTCAGGTTGTCTGTTACTTTGGAAGAGGTTTCGCGGATACCCATACCGGCAGAAAGCCCTCCTATCACCCAGGAACCGATAACCGGATACTTACCATCGAAAGAAGGGATTTCCGCCAGTTCCTGATATACATAGCCCTCTTCGCCGTAGTCACCACCTGTCTGTTCGATAACCTGTCCGTCTTTTACCAGCGTGACATTGGCACCCTCACGACTGAACACCGGCTTTTTGCAATAGTTTTTCATGCCGGGTGTCAAGTGGTCTGTGCATTTCAGTATGTAGGGAGAATCCGGATAAAGCTCACCCAGGATAGGGAGCATAGCCTTGTTTGACATCAGTGATTTCCACATAGGCTCCAGCCAGAGAATGTCGGCCGTACATCCTTCCTGACTCTCGTTCATTATCCACTCCCAGGGGTAAAGCTTGAAACAGCATCTTATTCTTTCTCTGGATGGGTCGTAAAACGCACCTTCGTCCAGGTTGAGCTGTTCCATTTCGATTTCTGCCGTGTTCAGTCCGGCTTCCATGGCTGCTGCCACCAGGTATTGAAGGGTTTCTTCGTCTTCCACATTCTCACGGCAGCACACAAAATGGTAACGCTCCATTCTGTACCGGTCCTGAATATCCTTGAAACTTTGCACCAGGCTTTCGTGGATAGCATTGAACTGGTCGGAGTCTTTGAACACATCTTCCTTCCACTGCCATTGTACGACGGATGCTTCGAGCAGTGAGGTAGGGGTGTCTGCATTAAACTCCAGCAGCTTGGGCACTCCGTCAATAATTGCGAAATCAAAGCGTCCGTAAAGAGAAAGGTCGTCTCTTTCCCATGACTGGCGTATGGCGTGCTCCATTCCGGCAGGAATGCAAAGCTTGTGGAATAGGTTGTAGTCTATTACGTGTTGCACTGCGTCTACATACATGGCATAACACATGTTTGTAGCTTTTTCAATTTCTTCGATTTCCTTCATGGTGAAGGAATAGTAGGCATTTTCTTTCCAGTAGTCCGTGTGGAAATTAAAGCCCATGTTCTCTATCTTCTTTTGGTAGTTATCTCTCGGTTTGATTGCTATTCTTTTCATTGTTAATATGTATTACATAGTTGATAAGTAAAGTAGACAGGATTCCGAACATCCCGATGCCTCCCAGACTGACAAACACCGTAAAGATCCTTCCTCCAGTTGTAACCGGATAAAGGTCGCCGTATCCGATGGTAGTTACCGTGCAGTAGGTCCACCAAAGCGCATTCTCGGCCGTGTTGATGGAACCGGAGTCATGTTCAAAGAAAAGGATAAGCACCGGACCCGTCATCATGAGCAGCGTAAAGAGGATGAAGAATGCGAACCTTGCTGTCTGTATGGAATTATGGCGGCAGTAGGTGGCAAACCGGTTTACGCTTCCTGCAATTCTTATGACCTGAACCAGACGCATCAGTCGTAATGCTTTCAGTCCCGGAAGCCAGCCGAAAGGAATGCTTGCTATCAGGTCGATGAAATTGCGAAGAGCAAAGCGTCGTTTCTTTTCTGCATGGACAAAGCGGTATATCCATTCCGAAAGGAATACCACGCAGCATACGTTGTCCATCCAGGACAGCAGTCTGCCCATTTCCGGATTTATGATGATTGACTCCTGAAGAATGAGTGAGAACACCACAAATACGGTCATGGACAGAACTACCATTTCAACCGGTGACAAGTTGATGTCTTCGTCCATCAGGCAGAGATTGAATGTCCTCGTCCGGTACTTCCAAACACAGCTCCCTTACTGGTGCTTTTACTCCCGGAAGTGGAGCTGCTGTAAGAGGAGCGGGAAGGAGTGATTCCGGAGCTTACGCTGGCCGGCGGAGTGACCTGCACACCGGAAGAGTTGGTGTAGTAACCCTGCGACGGATAGTAATAGTAGGTATTTCCTCCCGGACTGGACATCATCCATCGCATCAGCATGGCATTATAAATCCAGCTGTTTCCGTTGCTGTCGCGATACGTCTGGTTGTTTGTCGGATTTTCAGGAAGCATGCTTCTGTCTCTGTTTGTGGAGCAACTGCAGCTCGAAAAAAATGCAAGTGTAAGAATTGCAATAGCGCTTGAGTATTTCATTTTTCTGATGGGTTCTTTAAGCCGCCCAAGGCTGGTTATACGTAGTCTAATGTTTTTATACTTTTATGTTTTTATGTAAAAGTAGTTTTTCTAAATTACTTTGTTTTCTTTTAGCCTTTTGTTCACTTCCTCATACACGGAATAGAGCATATACTTTTCCCCTCCGCAGCGTGTCATTCTTCTAAGAGACATGTGTAACGCAGACAATCCAATCCCGTTTTTCCTCGCACATTCAGCTACTGAATAATAAACTTCTCCTGTTGACAAAGCGATTACTTTTTTACTCATGCCAGGAGGTGATTTCCGGTTAGGTCCAAAATTGCTGTTGGGGTCATTAATCAGTCTTTTACTGAGTTCTCTTGAAATCTTACGTCGCTTTTCCTGTAGTTCCTTTGGCCAGTTTTGGAATGACTTGATTAATTTATGACCTTTACAGAAGTGACCAGAGTCTTTTTCACGGTGCTGATTGAGACTAAATTTCAAATCATCCATACGTTGCTCTTCATATATTTTTCTGAAGTCCTTCTCGTAATACCATTGAAGCCCTTTGCATATAGATTTTTTCCGGCAACTATTACTGATTGCATGTCTACTTCTACCGGATTTTTCTGTTGCCTCTTTAATAGATTCAAAATACCCGGCCACAGTCCCGTCAGGATTTACCGCGACTACTGGATGTTTACTACCTCTTGTGTATTGACTGTTCGATGGCATATTTTTGTCAAATTAAACATAATTAGGTTTATGTCAAACTCTTTTTTATCTGATTTCTTTTTCATACTTTCATGATTTTATTCTTTCAGGCAACTTTGGAATGTTTCCCAGATATTCTTCTGCACAAAGCTTCACAAAGGACGCGAGCCATATTTACCTCTACAGCATTCACAATAAACTTCTTCTGATCGGCTTGTGTGCCGACAAGAATATAGTTATCAGGGAACCCCATAATCTTTTTCAGCTCGTCTATGCGAAGCATACGCATCTTTATGTCTGCCAATCCATACACAAGCATAAATTGCTTGATTTTTACAGTCATCGGGCTGTCTCCATTTTCTATGCAGATACCTATGCCATCTTTTGTGTTGACAAGGTAAGGAGGCATTTTATCCATTCTTGATATAAGCGTGAAACACGGATTATCTACCGAACCGCTTGCACTTGCAAATTGCGGATTCATCAGGAAGCTTTTTCTTTTGCATGTAACTAAGCTGTATTTTGGATTTGTTGTGATAGCTCCTAAAGGCTTTTCTATAGATGCTGCGCTTGAAGCTCCAAACTGCTGGTCGATGAATACAGGTGTCAACAATGCAAGCCTGTCTTTTGTGGTCACAGTCGGAGCAGGCCTCTCTACCGAATGGTTGTTCCCGTTACCGTAGTAAGCTGTAACAAAAGCATGATGATCTTTACAGGTGATTGTTCCAGCAGGTTCTTCCACAGAAATATTTTTGCTCTCAGGATGTCCGCTGTACTGCTTGGATAGGAAATGGACCTGAACTTTTGCAAACCTATTTGCTGTAGTAACCACCCCTACCGGTTCTTCGATGGATGTACAAGTGTCTTGTGTCCTTACCGTATTATAACGTGAAATAAAGGCTTCTTTCCCTCCGGCCACAAACTTAATCAGACCGGCATAAATACGTTCGAGCGTCTTTTCAGCAAGCGGTTTCTTCCTTGTAAAAATGCTTTCCCCTTCGTCTGAAAAATCCAGCACTTCTTTTACGGGTCTCCATTTCTCCAGCTTACTGAACATGTCTTTTCTTCCATTCTTGCAGTGTGTCGCTTCCGGAAATACGATAGGTAATCCTCTCTTTGCGAATATGCCAAAGAATCGTTTTCGAGTAGTGTATGCTCCATAGTCGGCTGCATTCAGTATCCGCCAGTCAAAGTCATATCCGTATTTCTTTACATTTCTTTTCCACTTCTCATAACAACGACCTTTATCTTTGCTTACCGGATGGCCTTTTTCGTCCATGTCTCCCCAGCTCATAAATTCTTCTACGTTTTCAATCTGAATATAGTCAGGGTTTATGGCTTCAATGTAGCGAAAAAGATGTTCGGCCAGTGTCCGGCTGTCTGCATCGCGAGGTTGTCCGCCTTTTGCCTTGCTGAAATTGGTACATTCCAGCGAAGCCCATAGAACTACATACGCATCCGGATATTGCATTTTCATCTTCTCTACATGCGCGACCAGTCCTGAAAGCTCCAGCGTTCGGATGTCCTCTGTGAAATGAAGCGCGTCCGGATGATTGGCCGCATGGCTGGCGATGGCATTAGCATCGTGATTTACGCATGCTATTACTTTTGCACATTGTGATTCGTTGACACGTGCATTTTCTACACCGGTAGAAGTTCCTCCGGCTCCACAAAAAAGGTCGATGTATAATAAATTAATCATTTTATCTGTAAAATTTGAAATGTGAGTGTGTACCCTTCGGACGCACATTTCGGTTAAACTTTGTATTGTACTTCTTACCGTCCTTATGGGGTACGTGACGGTTCTGACCGACAATACTGAAATAGAACGGCACATGGCGTGAGGTATGGCGGTTGCGATTGGCTATCTCATACTGGCTCTCAAATATTTCTTGTCTGCGATAGTATCCTCTAATAACATGGCTTTGTTCGTCTACAATCTGTTGTCTGAAAAATTCAAAACCTGTAGTTCCACTGTACACCAAACCACAAAAAGAATCATACATATCTGTATAACTTTTATCAAAGGTTTTTCCAGAACCTAAATCTGTTCCTATAGATTTATAGTCCTTTTCTTTAGGAATACTATCGGCATACTTTTGAAGTGATTCTGCGGCTAAAGCAGTTGCATCACTAAATTTACTTACCGCTTGAGCCACACTATTTACGGATTCCATAAATAGAATTTGCTGTTCATTGATAAGTTTTATAACAGCCTCTTTTATCCTATTCTCCGGAAGTTTGCTTGCAACGGAAATAACATGTATGGCCTCCAGAACTTTTTCTTCGTTCAGTTCCGGATATTCTTCTTCATCAGGGAACATACTTTCCTGATATTTGAATCCAAGCTGCGCACGCAACCAGTCCCTGTATTTTTTATTTCTGTTCCACATAAATCATCCACCTATTTCACCTTTCAAACGCTTGATGGTAAGGTTTCTCACCTTGATAGTCCCTTCCTGCTCGCGGACTTTTGTTTTGAGCGATGAAACCCGGCGTTGCAATTTCTCCACCGTGGGCGTGTTGTTCCGCTCATAGTTCAATTCTGCCTGAAGCTTTTCCACCTTCTTCTCCAGCTCCGCTGTGCGTGCCTGTTCGCGCCGGTAGTCCCGGCAGAGGTACTTAAAAAGTATCTCTACCGGAATGTCCAGTGCCTTATTCCACTTTTCCATCGTCTTCCTTCTTTTTGATGTACCACTCGAACTCTTCCAGCGGCTTGTCTACCACAGAAATGTAGTCTCCATCACGTTTCAGAACGCCTTTGTTGATAAGTTGCCGAATAAGCTTCAGACCGCTTCCGTAACCGTAATGAATATTCAGCACGTTTATCGGGTCAGTATTGATACATTTTTTTCCGCCCTTTTCTGTGATTCCTAAGTTGTGGCATACACGAGCGGCCGCAGACAATTTCTCATAGTCGTATTCCTCGAACTCAGGCTGTACTTCAGCTTCGGCCTGATACGGATATACGTCCATGATGGCGGTCTCTGCGATGGATGCAATGACATAATCGGCCATCGTACCTTTCATTCCTTCGTCCAGCTTCTTCACCGCATCTCGAAGGTCGGCAGCCTGTACCAGAATGTTGGTGGCTGTCTTCTTTTCTGCACCGCTTTTCTCGTCGATGGTGATAAAGTACAGCTTGCATTTGTACCACTTGTCGGCAGCTTCCTCGTCGGACGGGAATATCTCGCTGTAGTTGGCCCGCTTGATGTCGATCACTGTGAACTCTCCTGTAATAAACGGCGTGACTTCTTCAATGAGACGTGCTTCGGCTTCGGTGAAACTCAGGGCATCTACCAGATAGGGCTCTGTCACTTTCTTGTTCATCCCGTTTTCCGCTACCTTTTCGTAGCGGATTTTTCCTTCAACCCATGTGTGCATCATAATTTGTCCTCCATTATTTTTTCGCGTTGTGCAATCATGACATCGGCAAAATCATAGGCCATCTTAGCCAACCATTCCTCGTCGTATGCTATCACTGATTTATATTCCAAACCAAATAATTTTTTAATCTTATTTTTAAAAGTCATGTATTCTGATACATTTTTCTGCATCAATACCTTCATCGCTTCCATAGCGATGTGGTCTCTGCTGATATTACTTCCTGCCATAGTTATTTTATTTAGATTGTTGTTTTCTGATCCAAAGAATTGTCATCACGCAGTAGTTGGCCAGGTCCAGATAAGTATCTTCCAGCCTTTCGTCCTTCACCTGCCCTTCACCATTATTTTTAATCAGGGAATTTATTCTTCGAATTTTGTCACCGATTCGGATTTTGGCTACCAGGAGTCCGTCTTCGTCCATTGACTTTTCAAAGGCGTTTCCATAGTCGGCGTTCTTTTTTCGGTAAGTGTAAAGCTGTTCTTGACTGATTTCGGCCATAGAAAGCGTAACTTCCGCATAGTGTTGATATGCAGCACGGGCTATGCTTGTAATATGAAGCAAGCCTTCTATCCGGTCTGAATAGGTAATATCATCCTTGAAACATGGCTTGAACAAATTTCCTATTCTGATATGATAAAGATTAGGATCTCCACCTGCCATTTTATCGTAAGGTACCAGCTCGTGCAGCACCTCTTCAAACTTCTCAACCATTTCATCCATAGTTTCTTCTACAGGATTCTCCGGTTGTTTCTCTCCTTCTTCGTTATCAGAAGGTATATTTACCGGTTCAGGCAGTTCTTCCAGAAAATCTTCCGGAACGTCGACTATGTTCCGACCCCACTGACCTACCTCATACCAGAATACAGGATTCCCGTTCTTGTGTAGCTGACGGGTATTATGCACTTTGTAGATTGCAACCTGAGCATTTGAGATATGTTTTAAATCAAATTCCCCCATCTGGTACGTCAGGGTCTCATTCACCAATTTAAGCGAGTCGTAGTCTTTCAGCTTTACTACCTGCCCGACACTGAATTTTGATACGTTAATTTTACCTTCCATATATGTTGCTATTTTAGTTCCTGATGGTTGTTTATTGCCTATTATTTTTCTGAAATCAAGCTGTGGAACCTTAGTTCTATCTCGGATGTTTAACATATCCTGTTCTTTTTTCTCAATTAATGGCCAGAAACCTCCGAATAGTTCCATCATATTTCCAGCGTCTGATTTCATATCAAGGAAACCATTGAGTATTCTTTTATTTATTTCAGGAGGATTTACTCGTTTGTTATTCTTTTTTTTCTTCTTTCCCATTTTCTTCTGATTTATCGTTGTTATCGTTATATATTTTCTCCATTTCGCGGAAAAGACGTTTGTAAACCTCCGGGAGTGTGCCTTTCTCTTTTGTCTCACGTAGGGAAGCAAACAGCACGTAACGGGGGTCTGCACCCAGCATCTTACCCACGTCCATTACCAGCGGACCGACGGCTTTCTCTGCATTGGGATAGCGTGCAATGTCGCCCATGGCCTCCAGTTCCAGCAATCGGTTGATACCTACACCGGTCATGGACGCAAACTTTTCGCGGGTATAACCGTGCATCTCATACATGGCACGCACGCCCTGACCGAGGTTGAGTTCGTAGCGGCATCCGTCTTTCAGTGCAAGCTGACTCACTTTGACCGTTTTCAGCATACGGAGTGTGCGCGCCATTACGTCGGCATCCGCACGCGCTATGTATTCTGCCATAGCCTTCTTTGTGCCAAACACGTTGTACAGATAGCGTAGGGTAAGCATACTCAGTGTACCGTGATTTCGGTAGACTTCCTGACGAAGCTTTCTGAGAGTAATGGATTCGTTTGTTTCAGGTACTGTGCGGATATGGTCTTCCAGACAGAGGTGACGGAACTTGTCAATCACGCTTTCGCCTTCTGCCTTTGCATCGGGCAGCATTTCCATGACATCGTACACCTCATAGTCGTCCGATTCAGGAAGAGGGAGCGAAGCGATTTCATTCAGCAGCATGCGCACGTTGTTCTTAGTGCCCATGCGTGCCATCAGTGTGCGGTAGTCCTGAAAGCAGATCCCTTCTCCGGCCATCTTCATGCGCAGACTGGCGATGACGTATTCTATAAACTCTACCTGTAGCGAAACGATTCCGCTCTCCACCAGTTTCAGCAGGTCGTCTTTCACCAGCTCCATCTGGAACTGTGCGGTCAAGGTGCGTACATCCGTTCCCTCCTTATCGGGTATTTCAATGTTTCCCACCATCTCACGCAGCATATCTTTCACCGCAGCCATCATCTTTTCGTTGTGCTGGCTTTTCTGCCGGTTCACCTTCCCTACTCCGTTGAGCAGTCCGTCCACCTTCCGGCACATGCAGTCGTAGAACTCGATTCCGGTGGTACACATCATGGCCACCATCTCCATGTTCGATACAAGGTCGCTCTGGCGCACGTTGCACTTGTCGAGCGCATTCTTGGTCGCAAAATAAATGAGGTTGATTTTTTCTCCGTAGGTTTTCCAGAAGATGTTCTGAAGCTTCTGTGTCAGTGTGCCGCCCCCCCTAATAAAACTTCCGGACAGACCGGGGTGGATGGTTTCTGTAAAGGTACGCACCTGCATGGCATCGTGCGCATTGCATCGCTTCATAAGGTCACTAGACAGATTTACCAGTTCATTGGCCCTGCGCTTCATGTTGTGACGCATCAGTCCGCGTTCATTCAGACAGGAAACCACTTCGTAGATGTATTTCTGAGTGATGTTGGTCATCATGATTTCCACCATGAGCAGGTGAGCGTTCAGGATGTCTGCACTGGCCATGCGCTGCTGTGCAGTGTAGCGGTCAAACCGGTTTCGTGTGACGGGAATCATGGATTTCGGACGGCTGATAGAAGCCGCAATCCCTGTTTCAGGGCTTTTCCCCTTCATGGGTAAAATGGTGGAGGGAGCCTGCAAGAAAGGATTGTTTCCCAGATTCCCTGCCGGGTTTGTAAATTCGTTCATATCGCTAAATGATTAATCTGTTCGTATTAGAAAGGAAGATCATCCTTTTCGTCAGTCATATTAAGCGTTCCCTGCGTAGGCTGCTGTGGGGCCGCTTGTGCCGGCTGAGCGGGTGCAGTAGCAGAATCCGGTGCAGGCTGGCTGCCGAAATCGTCGGGCGAAGTAGGAATCGGAGCAGACGATGATTCTGCCTTCCTCCCTAGCAGACGAAAATCTCGTGCCCATATTTCGGACACATAGCGTTTTTCTCCGGTTCCTTCGGCCTCGTAGCTTCGTGTGCGGAACTCTCCTTCCACATATACTTGCGAACCTTTGCGGGCCAGCTGGCTGATGATTTCGGCCAGATTGTCCCAGGCCACAATGGGAATCCATTCCGTATATTCCTTGGTTTCTCCGTTGTCCTTGTTTTTCACCTTGCGGCTGCAGGCTATGGAGAAGCTTACTACCTTGTGTCCGCTGTCAAGCGCTCTCACATCCGGGTCTTTCCCCAGATTTCCGATGAATGTACATTTGTTTATCATATCGTTTCTTTTAATCTTTAAACTCTAATTTCTGCTGCATCACTTCGTCTGCATAAAATTCTTTGAAAGACTTCTTGCTTATCCACCATTTCAGGACCAGATCAGGATCTTGCAAAAGCGGTTTGTCCTTCCATTTGTTTTCGATCAACCATTCAATTGTTTTCCTCCAGTTTTTACCTACGTGCGGAAAAACTTTCATTTCTCGCACATTCTGTTTGTAGTTCGACATGGGGCACATGATACATCCTATCCGTTTATACCCCTTGTCGTACAGCTCGCAATATTGAATATGCATTCGTTTCAAGTAGTCCCATACATCCTTTTCAGTCCAGTAAAGGATAGGAGAAACCAGAATTTTGTCTTTCCCACCTACACATGTCACCATTTTTTCCTGATGCTCGCTCCACTGGTCAAATGTTCCGGAGAATTTACGGTCTCCCGTTTCAATTTCATTTCTTTTCTTCCGGTTCGTACTCTCCGATTTTCGTATTCCAATCAGAGTGAATTTCCCAGCACCGGACATTTCCTTAAACTCTTCGCAGCACCATCTCACAAGCCGGGTCGGAAGACATCCTTTCTTCTTTGCCATTTCGTAAATGCTCATGCGTGGTTTTATCAGTTCCACATCGGGATAGTTCTTTTTTACGAAACGTATAACTTCAGGTGGGTCCACGCTCGTAAGGTTCATGTGAGCCTTGAATTTCACCCCCCCCTGTACCGCAAGGTGATAGAGGGCCTGAGAATCTTTTCCACCAGAAAAAGCCAGATAAAAGCCGTTCTCAGGGTCCATTCTCAGTGCCATCTCTTCACTTTTGCGAAGAAGGTTAATGGAGTATTCTATTTTTTCATCTAGTGTCATTTCTTTTAAGATTTAGTCCCGCGCCGGGGAGTCGAACCCCTGAAATGTGAATTTGTCAAAACTTTTAAACTAAACATTATGGAAAACGTGCGCCGACGCACTTCACGCGGGAGCCATTTTATTCAACTTGGCTATTTAGAACTAATTACTTTTTCTTCCCCAGGATTTCCCTGAAACCATATCTGAATACCCAGGAATTTCGCCACCCTGAACTCGATTCTTGCTCCACGGCTTGACTTCCAGTTCTGCTGCAGGTAGATGTGACCGCAACGGGAAAGCAGCAGAATGTCCCACACCATGTGCATCCAGTACGGGCGCGATGGTTTCAGTCCGAGAATGATAGGATTTACGGGAGTGAAACCCATTGCGGCAATCTCCTGATCTGCATTCTCAAAGTTCTTGTATGCCTGGAGGTAGGAAAGACCGCCTATTTTACCGGAGTTATAGCATTTTATGTTTTTCTTTGCCATGTATTTCAGGTTTTACGAAGGGCTCCGCACGGATGCGGAACCCTGAATTTACAAATACCTTTTATCACCCAACATGTCATTGTATGACATGGCAAATGTAACAATTTTAAACCGAAATCGCATTAAAATTGTTGCTAAATTTCATAAAACCTCCGACTTTACATGGATTCTTGCTGATGTAACAAATGCAATGCGCTGAATAAGTGATAGATAAATGCCGTCTTTGTCTTTTATGGTAAGAACGACGCTTCGTTCTACTCCTTTTTTGGCATTCCGGATAGATATTTCGGGCTCTTTACCTGCTTCAATCCACTCCATGAGTGCAGCCGCTGTGTACGACTGTTCGAAGCATAGAACGTAGGTCCGGTTAGCGAGTGTGAACATAGAGTAAAGTTTACCAGTTCAGTAATGAAAAACGTCTGGAATGTTTGGGCTGCATCATTTCAATTTTCCGCAGTCGTTCGTCGTCAATCACCACATTCGGCACATCGCACGAGTCGCAGGATGGTTTCATCACACGCACAATACCGAGCGCGACGGCCATCACCAGCAGGCGCTCGGCTGAATCGAGCGTGGCCCCTTCGTATCGGCTTCCGTGACCGCGTGCCAGAATCCATGGAGCGCCTTCCGGACGATTGCTGTAACGCATCACGCGAGGAAGACCCTTCACAGCCGAAAGCACAAACATATATTTTTCTTCCAGCCGGCTACGACAAAAGGTATGCGCACCTTCCGTAAGTCCCGGAACGGTTACGGTTTCTCCGCATCGCTCGTTTGTGCGGTAGGTGGCATACTGGTATATGTGGTTTATTGTATCGGTGGTGACGTTCATGGCTTAAATAAATCTCCTTGTATTAGTTTACCGTTTGCGGTATTAATCTCATTCATGCACTCCTCACGGAATCTATTTTCTTGCGCATCGAAATAATCTTTGTCTATTTCTGTGGCATAGAAATCAAATCCCATTTTGTAAGCAGCTATTCTGCTACTTCCGCTTCCAAGGTGAGTGTCCAGAATCTTATCACCTGGCTTAGCAAAAGTACGTAAAAGATAAGCATACAGGTCGATTGGCTTTTGTGTGGGATGAAATTTACCCTTGTCTGCTTTACCTCCCTTATTTGATATGCTTATATGCTTTGCTGGTTTATTAAACGATGTCCAGGCAAATTCGCATTGAGAGAAGTTTTCCCAAACTTGTTTTTTATCCCAACATACAAAACATCTTGTTGGAGGAAGAGGAAAGTAATTACCTCCCCATATAATCTGATTCTGGCTTACGCGAAACAATTCATCAAAGTATTCCTTTGTAGGACGGATGTCCCATCGCTGGATATTTCCCCTGTTTAGACACCTGTTTTTAAGTTTACCTCTTCCATGGGTACTTTTTTTGTCTAATCCGTATGGTGGGTCTACAATTGCCAGTTCAAAAAACTTGTCGGGTATGGACCGCATGTATTCCATGCAGTCCATGTTATATGTTTCGCTTATTGGTGTATTACTCATTTTTTATAACCTCCTTTTCCGCAAATATTCTTTCCTGAGATATGTCGAAGTATTTTTTTCTTTCTCATATCCAATAAAGTTACGTCCTGTTTTCATACAAGCCACACCGGTAGTTCCACTGCCCATACAGTTGTCCATCACGGTATCACCTTCGTCAGTATAAGTGCGGATAAGATATTCCAGAAGAGCGACTGGCTTTTGGGTGGGGTGATAGAAACTATCGTGCTCTTTTGGAATATCTATTACTGAGAGAGGATATTTCTCGTTGGTAAATACAGTATCTACTACTTTGAAATTCCCGTAACATTTGTTATTTGATTGAACCCCTCTTACATTTCTTCCGTGATTCTTTTCCCCTATTGTCATTTGAGGATGATATACAGGCAACTTTTGATAGAATACTGCAATATCTTCGTGATTTCGTAATGGCATACGGTTGGCATTCAGGAAACCGGATGAACGTGTCCCTTTCTTCCATATCAGATTATATCTCCACATTTTTGGATTGCTAATCATCAGACGTGCGGTAAACATTCCCTGACAGAATAAGATAATAGCACCGTTTGGCTTTATCAGTCTGCGATACTGACTCCACAGTTCATCAAGAGGAAGTTCCGTATCCCATTTTGCATGAAGATTCTGTTTATTCAGCACACCATACGGAAGATCACATATAATACAGTCCAAGGAATGAGCTTCCAAAGAAGCCATTCCTATCATACAATCCATATTGAAAATACTTGCTTGCGGCATACCACTATCTCACTACAAGATTATTCTTTTCAACTAGATACATACAGTTTATTTGAGCCAGGCAGTCGGCCAGTGGAGTGTGTCTGTCCGCTACCTTCGGAGGGAGGAGACCAGCACTATCCAGAGCATCTATATATGGACGTACATCGCGCACTTTCCGGAAGTTCCACGGAAGCACTTCTTCGTCGCATCCGTGCGCGTTCAGGTTATACCAGGAATAATACGAGCGGAGCATGGGAACGTCGAAATCCAGTTGAAGGCACCACAGCGTAAAATCGTTTTCCTCGTTCACGCAGCTCAGGAAATCATCCAGATCATCCAGAAAATCTACCAACGGCGTTTCCGCACCTTCCACGAAATCGCGCCGTGCTTCGTCCGACTGCATCATCCACCATTTCAGTGTAGATGCTTCTACCTTAAACCCATAGCGGATGGAGTCTGCAAGGTCAATTTTCCACACCTTCTGTCGCCCGGTTTCACCCGTTCGCGGGTCAAACTCTACGGCAGCCACCGAACGGACCACGCTTCCAGGTGTCCTTCCCAGCGTTTCCGTATCTATCATTACATGCTTGAATTTCTTCTCTTCCATAATCGTTCATTTATGTTGAATCAGTCCGTCTTTACCCACACGACGTTTCTGGTCTTCCGTAGCTTTTTCTTTCGGAAATCTTCCGTGCCATTTTCCTGGCACATATCTGGCGTGATTTCCTGTTTCGTCAAACTCTATTTTACAGCATTCCGAACAAAGCGGTTTCCATTTGTACGGCAGAAGACTTTCGTCCCATTCTGCATCTGGCGCAAGTCTTGTCACAATGCTCCAGTATTCCGAAGTGGCTGTGTTGTCCACGCACCCGCATTTTGCACAAATAAAACATCCCATGTCAATCCTCCATCATTTGTTTTATCATTTTCAGTAGTTCTTTAAATGCAGAAACAGTTATTCCTATTGCAAAAAGAATACTCCATCCAAAAGCTACACTTAATATAGCAACCAGAAAAATATTAAACGGATTCATTCTTTCTTTTGTATATAGGTTTTTCACGAAGCACATCCAGCGCCATGTCGGCCTTTCGCACCATGACCAGCGTTTCCGACGCATAGAGGTCTCCGGCAGCCATGCGTGCCAGAAGTATCTCGCGGTATTCCGCACGCGAAACTACTTCACCAATTACCGGAGGATTTCGGAAAAGATTCACCTGGTAGCTCATACTTTCTTCCGTTTTGAATCAAACTCCTGCTGGAGGATGGTTTCGTATTCCTCGCCCAGCGGATAGCGGCTGCACAGGTACGCCTTTCCGTTGTAGATAAACCACTGAGGAGTGTGCTGGCGGTTTATGGGAATGCCAAACGCTACCCGGAAATCGTCGGAGGTCACGTCCGGCAGGTCCATGATTTTACGTGCTATCTCCTGCCCTTTCTCGTTCTGCATATTCGGTATATATTCTCCCTTACCGATAAACTGGTAGGCAAAAAGGTTGGGAACTCTATGGAACTTCAGGCTTCCGATTCCTACTCCCGGGAACAGTCGTCCCGGACGGTCCGTCCGCGATTCAGCACCCAGACTGGCAGCCAGTTCGTTGGCCGCTTCCACCGCTCTATTCCCTTTATCAATCAGTTCCTGAATGCAGCGTCCGCGATGCGTGTTCGATAGCGACACCTTGTAGTAATATCTTTTTTCTTCCATGCCGTTTTCAGATAAATTGTTTTATAAGACAAATGATTCCATACAGGCAGAATCCTACTACCAGAACCAGACCTATCAGATAAGGCATCCCTGCATGGCCATCTTCTTAAATTCATTCATAATCCACTCCTTTCTCCAGCGTCATGCCGGGAATGTAATACATTCCGCAGGTGTTCAGTTTTTCGAGTGCCGTCTGTATGCTCTTCTGTGAATTGTTCACGTAGTTCACCAGATATGCTTTCTTCCCGTTGTACATAGCAGGAATGAATACCGGCATCACCTGGTTCCACGGAAGCACACCTCGCGGCACATTACGCATCAGGCAGTCGTCAGTGGGAATTTCCTCGGCATCCTTTGGCAGATGTTCAAGAAAAATGTGTGAGTCGCCTTCCTCGGCGAGCGTAGTAATAAGGGGATTTTGCAGTTTAGAAAACAGAGCTTTGTTAAGCTCCCTGCGTCGTTGGTTAGTATAGATCATTTGCCCTGCTTTAATGGTTAATTCATTGTTTTTCTTTCGCATGGCAAATGTAACAATTTTAAGCAAGAATCGCATTAAAATTGTATCTAAAATTCAAAAAACCACCGATTCACGCCTGAACCGGTGCTGAATATCAATTAATTGAAGTGTATGTTTTTTACCGTCTGTTTTCCTCTTCAATGTTAGCAATCATTTCCTCGTAAACTTGCGGAGTAGTTGCCGGGTCTTCGGTGTCGGTCGTACCGATTTGCCTTATCACCACCTCACAGCCCAGGAAGTGAGCCATGCGCAGGAAGTTCACTATGTGTGTGTCTTTCCCCCGAGAGATGTCGCGGATAGCTTCGTAGGAAACTCCTGTATCTTTGTCGGCCGTCATGAAGTGAACTCCGCAAATCTCCGCACGGGTGAACAGGAATTTACCTATTTCCTTTGCCGATTTAATAGCGCTGTCCGGATAACGCGGAGGATTTTTCGGCAGATTCAGTGCACGATGAATGTTGTAACGGCGGTATCTTACCACCAGATAGCCTGCGAAAAGCAGGACGCAGATAACTGAGAAAATTGTTGTTCCGTCCATAATTTTACTCTATTTCGTTTAAACTTTCAATTGATTCTTCAATGCTTGAGAGAGCTTCTTCCATGTATTCTATGTACTCTTGCATCCGCTCTCCTTTTTCTGATTCCTGGAAAGACTCAGGGAGGTTATCAAAGGCTTCCTGTTCTTCGTCTTTGAGTTCTTCAAGTTCCTCATATACTTTTCTCAACGACTCTCTTACGTCTTCGATTTCTTTTCTTCTTTTCTTATTCATACGTTTATAATTTAAAAATGAAGAAGGCCGGCGGAGTATTACTCTCCGTCGGCCTTTGCTCTAACTTAAAACTTCGCTTCGCAGCGGTATGAAATTATGAATTATTTTATATGTGAATTTTTGCTTTTTAGAATAATGTTTTATACATTTGCATTGTCCTTCAATGGAATTGAAACAATTTCTACTATTTGTAGATTCTAAAAAGTAAGCTTACTCTTTTAATCGTACCAGAAGGATTTTAAAAGGCTACCATGCGGTAGCCTTTTTTATTCTTCGTCATCAAACAGACTTCTTTCAGAAACTTCACATATACAGAAGTTTTTATTTTCGTACTGAGAGAATCTGAAATAATATTTTTCTCCTTTTACTTCGGCAATACCTCTTTTGTATTCTGGTCTTTCTAATGTATAGAACTCATTCAGTATTTCCTTTTCAAGTTCACTATCTTCATATTCATATTCTGCACCTACTTCTTCACCACCGATAATAGCAGAACGATTGTTGTGTCCGTTCCAATATTGAATAGCTTCACATTCTATGTAGTATGCTTCGTCCTCCTCAAATTTACTGATGAAATCGTTGATTTCTTTCTCTTTTTCTTTAAGTCCTATCTCTTCTGCATTGTCAATGTTAAGGTCGTTCTTATCGTATTCCATATCAGAGAATGACTCTCCAAATATTTCAACCCCTTTCGCTTTCATTTCATTTTCCATGCTGTCACAATAGCAGTTCTTCAGTGAATAGTCTCCGGCTGCTTCTGCGTCAAGTTGCTGTCCGTATTGATCATAGCAGTCATGCAGATTTACTTTTTTTACAACATCGGCAGCAATGATATACATTTCGTTATTGTCGAATTTAGAAACAATCACTTTAAGCTTTTTATCTTCAAACATAATTCTATACAGTTTTTTCCGTGTGCCTCACGATTCAGATTAAACATTGCTGGCTGGCGGAGTATCACTCTCCGTCGGCCTTTGCTCTAACTTAAAACTTCCGCTTCATAGCGGTAGGAAATTATGATTACTTTCATTTCAAGAAAAATGATCCGTAACGGAATCCTTTTTTATCTTCCGGAACTTCATATTCTAGCAGGTATTCCGCAAAGAAATCTTTCGCTTCCTCTTCAGTTCCGTTTACATCTTCACAAGCGCTGTCGTCTAAAATTATTTTCCCATCACATACAAGACGGTAGTATCCGCTTATGGACTGTTTGCATTCAAAATTCTTTCCTGTTGCTTTTACTACATCCTCAAAACTAGCTTTCATGACTCTAAACAGTTTTTCCCGTGTGCCTCACGATTTGATTAAACATTTGTAGTCCGAAAGAGTATCACCTCCGCCGGACTTGTTCTAACTTAAAACTAACCTATGGAATTATTTGATAGTATCACATACGACAATTACTTCTCCGGTTTCCGATTGCATGGCTACTTTATCGTCGTACATACCTAAATCGTATTTCTTAAACTCCTCTCCTACCATGATATCAAGAGTAAGAGAATCGCATGATATGTCTTTTACTTCTCCGTGAATTTTCTTTGCTTTGCATAATGCCTGGTAGTGATACTCTTCAAGTGTATCACTGTCTATTTTTCCATAAAAAGAGAATGGCTTAAATGTATTTCCCATAATTCTAAAAGTTTGACGTTGTAAATATAGTTATTTTTCACAAGTAGCCGAAGGAAAATCACTTTTCCTACGGCTGATTTACTAACTTAAAAACTAACGCTTCACAGCGTGACCGATGGAATTATATTTCCAAATTATCTAATGCTTCTTTTTCTTCTTTTGACAGAAGACAAACGAAGTCATCGTTACTATAATAACCTTGATCTTCGTCCGGTTCGTCAAAACATCTTTTAGATGAATACATAACACTGCGTAACGCATTATACTCATCTTTTGTGAGACCTAATATGCTTACTGTTCCGTTCTTGTTGAATCTTGTTCTGCTCATAATTCTTTTTATTTTATAGTTACACGTCGGTCCGGACCAGGATGCAAACCTGAATCCGGAAGTAGGTTAGATGCGCATCATTTCAAGACATTGTTTTTCGGTGATACGACCTTTTGCAAAGCAATAATGAAGTGCTGTATAAGATATTCGATATAGTTTACGATCATGTTTTATGCAAAACTCTTTTCCGTTTAGCATATCAATAAACTGTATGTAATCTGTCATTGTATTGAATAGCTTTTTCAGACAATTCTCTATAGTCATGGACTTTACAATAAGTTTACCTGATGGATTTATTCTATCTGGAACTCCATTTATTACTATTTCTGTCCCATGTGACTTGAAATCCAGCAAGCAGTCTTGAATGTCATATATCTCGTTTCCATTCCCATGATAATAGAAAGCAAACTGATTAAATTTGCTTTGCAAACCCTTTTCTATAATATAATTTGCTATTCTTACAGCTTCACCTTTAAGTATTGTTTCACCGCCAGCTACTTTCTCGATTAAATTCTTTTCTACTTTCATAATTCCAAAATTTTAGTTAGACAATGCAACCGGAAAGAAATCACTTTCTATTCCGGTTATGCTTTTATTATACAGCCAATCTTACTGATTTTTTTGCTTTTGGAATCACTTTATATGCTTCCCAAGCTTTTGGCATGGTTGAAAGAGCGTATTTACGGTCGGATTCTGTACTGAAAACTGCACTTTTCATGATTTCTTTGGCTTCTTCCGGAAAATTGATGTACATTCTGTTTTCAAACCATTGCCTACCTTTTCCTGAATTTACCATTTCAATGTAGTAAGGTATTACTTTCTTAAACTTATATAGAAATGCGAGTATGTTTTGGCTTGCAGGTACCGGGAATTTTTCTGTGGGTTTACGGCTCATACTTTTTGCATATTTCAATGTAGCGGCTATTCCACTTACCGGAAGTTTGCATTTGAATGTTCCGTATTGTATGGTGGTCATACATTCATTACCATAAACGGTATCTTTTGTTTCTGTTTTAATAACTTTACCGTTGTTGAACACTTCTTTCATCATGTTTTCTAATGATACTCTTTTCGTAATTCCATTGTTTTAAAAGTTAGACGATAGTACCGGGCTAAGATTGTATGCTTAGACCGGTTAGTAGCTAATTTGATTTACGAGGTTTTATTTTTCTGAACTTACCTTCATAATCTGGTTTTTCTTTTGTTGATTGTGTAAGCGTTATGTTTCTGTCTTGACGAAACATCTTATATTCTCCCCACCAATATGCGTTATATTTTTTACGCATATACTTGAGAAGATTTATAACTTCGTCTGGCTTTTCCCTTGAATATTCAAACCATTCTGCAATAGCGTTCCCACCGTCGTTATTAAATACAACTACTAATAGACCTGATTTTTGATTTCTCATAATTCTTTATTTTAAGTTAGACAATGTAGCCGGATGGAGTATTACTCTCCGCCCGGCTTTTCTTAGCATAAAAAATCATCTTCTGTAAAATTGATACCTGAATAGGCTTCATATATCATTTCATCAGAGATAATACTGTCAACTCCGACTAGTTCGTCATAAGAAGTACCCTCTCCTACTTCTTCATTGTGTTGCATGAGATAACTCTGTTTGAGTTCTGTCAACTGGCTTCTGTTTAATTCTGATACGTGCATGGATGTTAGTATTAATTTATTTATAAAGGAATAATTCATTATTGCCGGGAATATATACATTACCGTTTTCTAAGCATAAGAACAAGTCTGAATAACTGTTACCTGTTGCTTCGTAGAACTTATCGTAATTATATTTTTCGCCTTTACTCCATGAGTAGGTACTTATACCTAATTCCCGGTCAGAACTAATTCTTCTGCAAGCTGCCTCGAAAGACACATCTTTCTTACCTAATGGACGAAATGTATATCCATTGTATTTAAAATCTTTTTCCATAATTCCAATAATTTTAGTTAGACAATAGCAACCGGAGGGAGTATCACTCCCCCAATCCGGCATGTGATTAGTCTTTGTTTTCCCGAGCAAAATCTTCAATGCGTTTTATCTCTTCAGGAGTAAGTAGGTGCTTATACTCTTCTTCGTATTTTACTTCATGTCCAAAGATTCGAGCATATTCTCTATAGTCTCCATGCTCTTCCATTAATGAATCACAGCATATCCAGCAACCTCCTGGAAATACAAAACATAGTTTTTTAGCTTCCGGGTTTTTATTTATGACTACCAGATCATTATACATTGGGCTTTCAATTTCAAAATCCCAATATCCAAGAAAATCACCAAACCAATTTACCTTAATGTTTGTAGTGATTAAATTGTCCTTTATTGAAGTAACCATAAATTTTTTGCGATCTTTTCTGATATAGGTTTCACCTACTTTAAAGAAGCAATCTTGTGTCATAATTCCAATATTTAAAAGTTAGACAATAGCATCCGGAGGGAGTCTCACTCTCCCACCGGAATTCGGTTAACTCATGGGAATGTAAACGTCTTTTGCATTTGGATTCGGGCGATAGATAGTCAGCGTTTTGCCATCGTTATGAGCAAAGCATCTTACTTTGCTACCGTTGCACCAGTCTTCTACAGGCTTGCATCCTTCAGGAAGTTCTTCAAGCTTCCAGAAATATGCGCTTTTTAGAAACTGATTTGCATAATACTGACCTGAATCATCTTTTCTGTAAGTAAGTCCTACATATCCATCCCATTCTTTAAATGCCTTGATAGTATAGAACTCTTTAAATATGTACATGAAATCCTGCATAATTACTACCTTTGAATGTCTTTCTCTCATGTAGTGCGGACTGTTGAAATATATTTCGTGCATGGGCACAAGCTTCATTTCTTTTTGGCGGAACTTTTTCACTTTTATAGTGAAGTAAATACCTTGTTGGGCACCTGCTCCATAACAACCCCAGGTCCAGAATACGCGGTCTTCATATCCAACAAACTCAAAGTTTGAAGAATGAATATGAGTAAATGCGCCACCTGAAGTTGAGAATGATTTACCGTTTGTCCATGAGCTTCCGCTTTCACATACATACATCAATCCGAATTTATCTACACTCTCAACCAGCGCATGATTGTAAAAGCTATTGTAATTTACAAACTCTATCATATCTCCTTTCTGCGGCTGCATAAGTGATTTATCATAGTGTGTAAAAAACTCTTTTTCCACATCATTTGCTATCTGATAGTTGCTGTTCCATTCTTTTTCGGTAGTGTAATATCCGTTACCATTCCAACACATGTTTGACTTTTTAAAATCTTCTAATGTCATCATAATTCCAATAGTTTAAGTTAGACAATAAGTAAGGCAGTCGGAATCACTTCCGGCTGCCCTCTACATTACAGAGAGAAAGCTGCTCTCAGTTCCGGTTCGCGTTTCTTTGAGAAAACCCAACCGGCACCGCATTTCAGCTTCCCGTTGAAACGTCCGCCAAGCTCTTTCAGCTTTTCCACATAGTCGCGGGTGTTACCGATGATGGCCACAGCTTTTTCGCTGTAATCTACAATCTGCAAATCAGATTTATTTTCTACGGCTTTTGCTGTAGAACTTACAGGTTTTTCCTCCGGCTTCTGATAAAAATCTATATCACTCAGATAACCTCGTAAACAACTTGAAGCAGAAGTGTACTGGTTAGATTCCACAAACTCTGAATAAGACTTTGGGAGAAACTGATTTGTTTCAGTTATTCCGATAGCCTCGGGATGTTTTTCATAGAATTTTTCTTTTGCCTCATTCCATACTTTATCAGAATAGCTTCGCTCCAAATCCGGAGTATATCCGATTCCGCCATATAAAGCAGTGAACTCGTCACCGATGTTTTCTTCAATGTCCTCATATCCGTTAAATGTCGTATCTACAAACTTAGAACAGATTTTAGCAACCATCTTTTCGGTCGGACCGTCTGTCCATCTTACGTTGTAGCTGTTTGAACCATTCTTTTTGGAATAGAATTTTACACCTGGGAAAGCACGCTTCAGAAGCACAAGCATGTTTTGTTTGGCCGTCTTGTCGTCATAGCTATTACACTCAGTCAGTATCGAGCCATACTCTTTTCGGAGCTTCTCGGTACGCTTCCGGCTTGCTATCTGTTTGTTTCTCTCCAGACGCTCGTTCCATGCCTGCTGTACTTCGCACTGGTGAACCAGTTTGGCTATTTCCTGCTCCGTCATACGGTAGTCGGGCTCTTTGTCGTCCCAATAGTAACCAATACCGAACTTCTTTGATAACGGCTGGTCGTCCTGTCCTACTCTCCAATATGCGAAACGGTGTGGTCTACCGATTTCTGCCATTTTCTGCCGTCCGTGAATGTCAGGTGCAGAAGTCACGATAAACTTACCGCTTTCGCTTCCTCCATAACCTAAGAAACCATAAACGCGCTGGCCTACTTCGAGAACTTTTTTACCGATTTCTACCATCTGAAAACCATTTGACCAATCCATTCTGTACATTTTTCCTGATTCCATAATTCTATAAATTTTAAGTTAGACAATAGATCCCGGCAGATTCTCAAAAACCTGCCGGAATGTTTAAGCTACACAGAAGTAGAAATCACCCTGATGGCGGTATCCGCTGGTAAGCAATGTCCTGGAATATGCTTCGTAGTCGAAATACTGACCAAACTCAGTTTGAAGTTCTTCAGGCCATTTCATTTCCGCCATATAGGTTGCAAACGCTTCTTCAGAATCAAATTTCCCTGCGTATTTATCTCTGAACTTTTCTACGAGCTCTTCACCGTCTTTGATATAGGAATAATCCACAAAGTACATATCAAGAAACGTAAAGAATGCTTCTATCTCTGTGTCATCCATATCTTTTGCACACTGAATGATACCAAATATTCGCGGGTCGATATAGTTTTCGTTTATCATACCATCCGGTATGTTATTATAGTCCTGGTACATAAACTCTGGCTCTTCCTCGTCGCTATGCAATTCCTTACAGGCTTCCACAAACTTATCTTTCGATTCATAGTCGGCCAATTCCATCCATGCGCCAGCCAGCGAACCTTCATTATATTTCTTATATGTACCTACATATACACTTGCTCTGAGTAATTTTGATTTTTCCATAATTCCTTTGTTTTTAGTTAGACATAAAAGAAGCCGGAAGTAATGATAAATCGCTTTCGGCTTGCATCTGATTTATAGGTCTTCGTTTACTTTTATTTCTTCAATGATATAATTATCATTTGCATTCTCACGACATTGGGTTTGATTATAGTTGTCTAGGTTCCATAAATCGTCGTCTGTCAGTTTTGTTTTGCTTTTTATTCTTTTCATTGCTTTTCTTCTGGTTGAATAAATACCTAATAAATCACGGCTGGCATAACTTAACCATGCGTCAGCTTGATAAACTGCAAATACTATCATAATTCAAAAGTTATTTTAAGTTAGACATAAAAGAAGCCGGAAGCAATTTCAGGCTGCTTTCGGCTGGATATTAATTGTAGACTCTGACTTTTTTTACATGCCATATACCGCGTAGGAAATGACTGTCAAATCTCGCATTCTGTATTGAGCGGTACGGACCGCGTTTTGCACCTCCGTTACATAAGTCCACACATACCAGGTAGTATTCATAATGATATTTTCCCATAATTCCTTTGTTTTAAGTTAGAAATGAGAAAGCCCATGCAGTTACATACCGCACAGGCTTTTTGTTACGATGCTATACGCAAAGGGAACAGACTATACACATAACCGCTTCCACCTCGATACGCTATACAGTTGTGAGTATCGAAATATTCCCATGATTGCATGTCAGGCCAATATTCTTTATGCAAACGTTTTTTATAGAAATCTCTTAGTATGCTTCCGATATTATGACCCCATTCATCAAAATAATAATATATAGTATCATTTTCTTCGTTATACCAAAAATATCCTATTTGTCCGTCAACACGAATCATATCCGGATCACCTTCAAAGAACTCTAATACATCAAAGTCTTCATACTCACAGTCTGCCCATCCGTTTTCTTTACATATTTCGTAAAGCTCATAACTGTCTTCTGTAATAAGGTTTATTGTTCTCATAATTCCATAGTTTAAGTTAGATATAGCACTGATTCCTGATATAAACAGGAATCAGTTTTGTTTAATAACGTAAACCTAATTCTGTACATTCTGACGGAGATATAGTTTTGTAATTTTTTTTATACCTACCAAAATCGTCATTATGACAAATTTTTCTTGCAGGTTTCCTGTCATGTGAGTAGCACACATTTTCGCCTTTTGAGATAAATATTGCGAATTTATAGGTCAAATATTCAACCGATTCCTTATTAAATGTGCTACTCCATGTATTTACTACATACTTAACTTTATTATCATTGTCTACGATAACAAGGTATTTGTCTTCCCTGTCCCATACATAACCGATTTCTACATTTACGTTTTTACCGTTTACATCTAAAAGCTTCATAATTCCTATAGTTTTAAGTTAGTAATAGTTTCTGGAAGTACCGTAAAGTACCTCCAGCATGGAATTAATACCCCATAGCGTCGTAGTACGATTTGTTTTTTACGTACTCTCTCGCTATTTCGTAGTCGCTGCAATTTTCGCCAAGCTTTGCGGTAATACTTTCGTATGCGCTTTGGGGCATTACATAAATAACCTGTTCGCTCCAGTCTGAACGACCTGCAAAACACAATGCCACGATTAAAAATACGCAGCATAGAATGACTTTAATTTGCTTTTTCATAACTCAAACTATTTAAAAGTTCGCAGGCCGACCACTGGCAAAGGTGAACGGCCTTATTTTAATCATTAAGCATAGAAGCTATTGCTTTCTGTTCTTCCTGGAATTTATTCCATTCTCTTTTTTCTTTCGCTTTTCGATTCATTCGATATGAGCTGTATCTTTGTTTTTCCAGCACATCCATACTTTCATATTCACGTACAAACTCCCTGTGGAATTTCAAAGTATCTGAAACTTCATAGCATACGCCATCTTTGGCAAGACGATAATTACATTCAGCTTCATAAGCTTTTTCAAACTTTGTAGCACATGAAGTAAAAACAGAAGCACACAATACGATTGATACAGATAAAATAATAGTTTTCATAATTCAATACAATTTTAAGTTAGTAAATAGAAAGCCGAATACCGGTAAAGGTAAACGGCCTATTTTGAGATATAAATTGATCCATATATTACAGAAAATAATGTTATCAATATACCATAGTATCCAAGCCATATTAGCATAGCTGGAAAGCAACATCCAATAACAGATGCTACAAATAAAATTTTTCCTATAATTCTCATAATTCTAAAAAGTTTATAGTTATACATACAAGAAGTGCCATGCGCCCGAAAGCGCATAGCACTATATAGGTAGGGGTTTTCCGTACCACCCCCGAAGCTGGTTATCGGTGCGTTGACGCATACCCGCCTATATGCACCATGATACACTATTTGCATAGCGTTCACGGATACACTTTTCGCATAGACGACCTTTGCAGGCGCACCGCCATACAGACACACGTGTCCGCATGGTACGTTGATTCCATAGGCCCGGATAACTCCCAGCCCGTTCCATACATACGCTAAAACAGTATGGATCTTTTCCGGTTAACTACTCCGGCATACACCCAAGATTGAACAGGGCATAGCACACCCGTACATGAATCCATACGGACACGGTGCACCCTGACTGATCGTTCAACACGTTGCAGGACACACCGCACCCATACGGGTACAGTTATGCCATAGAATTATGAATTATGATTTTCGCGGCCCTGGATACCGTCAGACTCTTGGCCTGGATAACTATAGGCGCACACGTGCGCCCCTATATGCAACAGTGGCACACGTGCCGCCGTATTACATAGGTAGGTATCTTTTTCGCCGGCCGTATGAGATAGAATATATTTTTGTGGGTGTCCCGGTATCGATCCGGGTACTTACACTTTTATAGTGTTTTCGTTCCATACACACCCGCCGCGGTTTACGCCGCTTTGAAAAACTCTTCAGCAAGCTGCAAAAGAATGTTTTCGGGCACGTCTTTATATTTGTCCCGTAGCTCTTTTGCTTTCTCCGCTATCTGTTTAGCGCGTTTTTCCGCTTTGTTTGCAGCTTTGATAGTTGCTTTTGCTTTTGCTTTCTCCGCTTTGTTATCCTCTTTATTAAAGAGATCCGCGTACATTTGCTCAAGTCTTTCCGTTTCTTTCTTCAGCTTTAAAGCTGATTCTAAAGAGTAGAAAAAGTCCCGGATAGTGAAACGTATGGGTATATATTCATAAAAAGCGTTCCCTATTTTTGCCTGTTTGTATTCGCAAAACTCAATATTTTTTTTATCTGTAATTTTGCGAAGCTTGCAAAAGACGTTTCTTTCTGAATAGTCATACAGGCCGCAAAGGTCCGAAAGCTCAAGCTTTTTTGTTATTCCGTACATGTTTAGAAGGTCCATAATTGCCGGATCTTTCCGGTTTTTATTGATAGCATTCAAGACAGCAAACGGGCTTAACATTTCGTTTGTCAACACGTTGATAGCTTCTTTCTTTACATTTGCTTTAGATACATTTGTTTTCATAATTCCATAATTTTAAGTTAGTAATATAGTAACGGGTATCGACTATGCACGACCCGGGAGAACATAGTTCACCCGTTAGGCTACCTTTCGGCTCCTTTCCCGTTATCAATATATTACTATCTCATACGGATTATTTGTTACAGACTAACCGCGCCGCGTGTACTTTGTTCCGTTTGCTTTCGTGTGTGGCTGTCAAACTATGACAGCCGGGAAAGTATCAAACTATGATAGTGAACAGGATCACCAGCCGGAACGCGGATCACGTTTATACGGTATTTTTTCAAAGAACGTTTTTCTTTCTGGATATTTTCTGGAACGGAAAGAAAACCGTATCTTTGCTTTTGCTACAAAGTAATAGAAAGGTTTATCTTTCTTTTTTCCGGGCGGGTATTCCTGTAATACCCGCTTTTTTTATACCTGGAAAGAACGTTTTTTCCGGGCTTTGGCAAGCCCCGGAGGCTTGGTAAACGTTTGCTTATCGTTTACAGTTACAAAGGTACATAATATTCTGTATTGTGCAATAGTGGTGCATTAATTTCTGTATTTATTTAACCGTTATTTACTATTCAAACTAAAACGAAAGGTTTATTTACATTTTCCTTGCTTCCTGGTGGCGTTCCTCCATGGTGAGGAACGCCACCAGCGGACACCAGCGGACACCAGCGGACACCAGCGGACACCAGCGGACACCAGCGGACACCAGCAGCCACCAGCAGCCACCAGCGGACACCGCCCGGGCATATATCACCTCCGGACGGGGCCCCAGAGGGACACGTCCCACGTAGCGAGGCGCGGGCTTTTCATCGTGAATCGGGCAAAAATCTTTTGTTTCAATTACAAATTATCAGATTGTTATTCAGTTTTGAAGGGAATACAAAAAAAGGCAACCGGATTCCGTCCGATTGCCTTTATATACTTTATGTATTGTCCTTTCTACATACGTTTCCTTTTAGTATCTTTGCTAAAAATAAAAAATCTATGAAGAAAAGAAAATTGATTTGCACCATTGTAGGAATAATTTTAGGAGCTCCTTTAGGTTTGGTGATAGGGTATATATTAAGGAAGTACATACTGCTGTTACTGCAATAGTCAGTATAGTATGTCAGTCTTTTAATACTGAAAGTATTCCCCCCACTATGATGTTTTGCTTCTCATTCATATCTTAAAAAAATCACATCTTCATGCCGTGCGCCCACAGAGAACCACTCTGAATCCGATTTTACGGATTACACGGCATGAAGATGTGACTTATAGTTCTTTATGGGCATTACAAATATACAATTTCTTTTTTATGATAATCTGTTTTGTGTGAAATTTAATTTTTCACAGAGTCAATTCAATAGATAGAAGTTTGTTCCCTATTTCAATGAGTGAAAGATTTATCATATTGATGTCTTCCTGTTTAAACGATGCTTTTGTAGAATTTTTTCGCATCCTGTTAAGGTACCATGAGGTGCTTTTCTTCATCTTACCAATGTATATATATGGCATTGAAACCATATCTGATACAGACTGAATCTGCCCAATTATTTCCTTCCTTACTGAAAGTGAATCTTTATTCTCTACCGTTGGGATATAAATCCTTGTACTGACAAGCTTTTTCCCCATTTCATTAAACAATTCGTTTAATGTATTCACATCGGATTGATTAAATCCCTTTGACGTTGTTGTAGTCTTTTCATGATTGAGCTTATGGTAGATCCATCCGCTTGATTTCCCTAATGCGTCGGTTACATACTTTAGCTTCACCATTTCTGCTATCATAGGTAAAGCTTGCTTTACGGGTACTTTGATTTTTTCTGTTTCCATTGCGCTATCTTTCTTTTTCCAATGCAAAAGTACATAATATTCTTTATCTATGCAAACATTTTCACATAAAAAAAAGAGGCACCCTCACGGGCACCCCTCTCTCAACAAAAAAAAAAGAAGACTGAAAGATTTTATGTAAATCCGCCACCTCCCTCGTCAGGGTCTGTTCCTCCCTGCTCGGTTCCTCCACCCGGTTCAGGTTCCTGTCCGGCTGTCTCCTCTTCGTCGTAATCTTCCATCGTAGTGACAGACATTCCTTCAAGCATCTGCTTGAAACGCTTTCCGGGATAGAAAAGGATTTTCTTTCGGGTGACGTTTTCGGCAGTCACATCGTCGGCAGTGGCTCCCGTCTTTGAGTTGAAGGTAGGCTTGAAAGAACCGAAGTCGCCCAGCTTTACGGGCATGCCGTAGTTCATGAACACAATCATACGGTCGATAAGCGCTTCGAGCACCGCTTTTGTCTGCGAACGGTTCACACCGCACGAGTTACTCACTTCATTAAGAAGGTCGTCGAAAGTGACGGGTTGCTGACGTACCGGCTTGATGCGGTAAACCTCCGGCTTGTCTTTCTTGAAGCCGAGGGTGATTTTCTGTTTTTCGTAAACGATTGCCATAGTTTAATCGTGTTTTTAAGGTTTGTACTACTTGTCTTTCGACAACTCTAAATTACCTCCCAGACCGACCGTTTTTGAAGGACAAAAAAACACTTCTGAAACTGGCTTTTGAATCGTGCGCCAGCAACCTCTAGAGTGGTTTGCGGCAAACCTCTCGAGCGATATGCAGCAAACCTCTCAAGTGGTTTGCTGCATTTGTTTTGGCAGGCCCTACAGGCTATTGTGGAGGGGGTGCGCAGAAACGTAGTTTCCCATCATCATAAGAAGGGTTTTCTGGCCGCTCGTGTCGGACGAAAGAAAGTCCACAATCTCCTTGAAAAGTGAGCGCGAGCACTCGCGTTTCACACTGACCAGATAACCGCTGCCGAGCAGACTTTCCAGCTCACGGCGCACGGTGTGTTCGGGCATGAAGTCCTCGTATTCCACATAGGCCAGCACGCCATGGCGTGTGACGGTAAACATAATGCTGTGTCTTATTTCCCCGAAATAGCCGTTTATGGCCTTTCTTGCTTCGCGCTTGTTCATAGGTAGCCTCCTTTCTGCATGATGATGCGTGAAAAGAACTCGTATCCCTCGCGTGTGATGTAAGGTGTGTAGTATTTCACTCCGGAACCGGTGGCGCTGGAGTGTGCGGCCAGTATCAGTCCGCGCTTTGTGCTTTCTTCGGAAGGAGCGTTGTAACATTCGGGTGTGGAAAGCAGCCATCCTTCACGGCGAAGGAAGTCGAAAAGGCGTGCCGTGCGTACCACTATCCCGTTTTCACGGCTCATGGTGCGGGCCATCTGACGCACAAGCATGGCATCGCGGAAGCGGGTGCGTATTTCACTGACGGTGTAGCATGGGATGTCTTTTTTTGCGTAGAACGGATGTGTGGTAGTTTCGGGATTCTTGTTTACAGGCGTGACGGAACCGTTGTCGCCTGAAAGATAATTCTGTATCATCTGTTCAAGCCTTGATATGCGCTGCTCAAACTGGCTTTGTGCAGTTCCTGCCGACAAGGTTTCTTCACGCTCAAGCCGGTATTTAAGGTAAGAAATACGGTCTTTCTTGTGCTGAAGCATGGAAATGGATTCGGAAAGCTCTTCTTCTATTTCTGTGAGGAGTCCGGAAAGATTGTCTACACTTCCATGAGTGTTTTCATTGCATGTGTAGTCGGTTTGCGTGGTTCCCGTGCTGACGGTTCCTTTCATCAGCAGTTCTTTAATACGGTCGTTGCACCAGATGGCAAATGCAGGACTTAGCCAGCGTGCAAATTCAAGGGCTACATCTTCGTGCATCCAAGTGCCACCGTTATTCCCGTATGTAACTTTCACTAAATCAGACGAGAGGATTTTCTTCACCTCGCTAAGTGCTTCTATAAAACGTTTGGATTGTTCTGTTTTAAGAAAGTCTTTAGGAGATTTGTTAAATGGTTTTGCCATTTGTGTAGCATTTACCATCAGATTGTCGCCTTTGTGGAACGAAATGGGATTCCCATGGTACTGAAAAATTTGATTTGCTGTCATATATAACGATTTTGACATTATAGAACAGAAAAACGGCTGTTCATGGCCCGCCGTTACACATACCAAAGGCAGTTGGGAGTGCATTAACATCTCCACACGGGATTAAACAGCCGCTATATTTTAATGTATAGCTATATAAGCAAACATAAAAAATGCCTGCTATTTGCAGACATCCGTCTGCCTTTGATTATGTGTAACACTGCAAATATACAACAAATCTCACAAAAGCAAGCGGAAAGGGAGAAATAATCATTCCTCCCTTTTAATTTCTCGGCAAATGTAACAATTATAATTTGATTATCGCATTAAAATCGTACTTTTTCATAATCTATTGTTGTCATAAATATAGTGCATACGCTTCATGATGGTTTCATTCGGGCTTTCTACTTGCATTTCATCCATAAATTCTTCAGGAGTTCCACTGAATCCCTGACGGCGCATCCTTATATATATAGCCAGCATTTTATTCTCTATTTCTATAAGGTCGAGAAGCGGTTGGTTACTTACATCTATTTCTTTCCAGCTTGTCCCGTAAACCGACAAGTCGAGAGGTACGCTCATTTTAAATTTTTTGTTTGTAGGATTCTCTACGGTAGCCTTCTTCATCCTTTCTTCCCACTCCTGCGCCAAACGGTCCTGATACATTAGTTCAAGCTGCGATAATCTGTCAAAATCCATGCTCAGTTCATCGGGAGAGAATATTCCTTCTTCGGTGCTGTCGGGTATCCCACCCCAGCGGAGATAAAGATAATTTGCCTTGCATAATTCAAACGGTGTGTATTGGCAGAACAGCTTCATGAGATAAAGAGAAACAGATGTGCTGACGGTTATTTCTATCTTTGCGCTGCCGGCCATGAAATCCATGTAAAACAAACTGACTTTAAAATCAGGCTCTTCCATAAGGCTTTTTATCATCGCTGTTTCTTCACGTGCTATGTATCCGCATTTTACTCCGTAGGCTGTATAGGCTGCAATGGCGTTTCCGTCAAACTGGTTTTCGGGTTCGGGAATCAGTCTGACAGATTCTCTTCTGAACACCGTATTTTCAAACTCTTCATATTGTTTTTCGTCCAGACAGTGTTTTATCCCGGTTATACGGCTCTGATAGTGTACGGTCTGAGGTACTGATGGTGAAGGCTCATACGTGAGTTGTGGAGATAAAGGCTCCACTGGTATTTTTCTTGTATCCATAACTGTTAAGTTTAAAGTTTACGGCGAAAATAACTTTATTTTCCATTTTTGTCAAATAAATACAAAAAAATCCCCTTCGCAAAACCATGCGGAGGGGACGGGAAACGTCAGGCTTCGTATTCAGACATCACAGTGCAGAGCTCAAGCTGGCTCATGGATGGGCCGTAACGCTGCTGTATTTCCTGGAAAAGCCGCTCGGAACAGTTTCGCTTGATACTGAGAAGAACGCTGGTGCCCAATAATCGTCGAAGGGCTTCCGTTACATGGTGTTCGCTCAGATAATCTTCGTATTCAATGTAAATTAATGTATTGCCATGAACGCTGAATGTGCGGATGCTGTGTGGCACGCTTTCAAAATACAAGTCTATCACATGCTTGTACGTTTTAGTTTGAGGTTTCATTTTTATCCTCCTTTTTTGTTTTAAATAGTTGGTTTATTCGTGTTCTTCCTTCGTGCGTATAAAGGCAGAGCGGCTGCATTTGCAAATTTATCAAATTTAAACAGATGTGCCCGACTTCGCAGCCGGGCACATCTGTCAATGCTTAAAAGCATACATTCCTGAAAACTCACTTCTTACCTTGTTCGAAAACATCGTAAACTACGGTGCCCGACTGGCAGAATCCTACCAGCCACGGTATGTATTCCACCCGGGGCTCGTCGTAAAACTCTTCATTCTCCAGGTCGAAGCGTATTTCACGGCGGAAGTTCACGCAGAAGTTGATGCGCTCTTCCGGCTGAAGCATGGGAAGGTCCATATATCCGCGATGATAGTTGATGAAAGCGCGGAGGGTGTCGAAGAATGCGGCATACTTCCGGTCTTCATCCTTGTAGAGCAGATGCACGGAGAGGTCGAGGGCCACGTAACACTCTTTCACGTCAATCCCAATCAGTTTCTCACGTATCATTTTATCTATGGTGTCAAACCGTGACAGGTATATGGCTGCGGCATTTTTCTTTTTCCTGCTGAAAAGTGCCTTGATAAGTCTGCGCATTTTCATGGCGTAATATATTAAAATTGTTGCATCACACGCAAAATTAGCTAAAATTCGGTGGAAAATATAAAATCATTGACAATTATAAATTATTTTCCTTATATTTGCATTGTGTTTTAAAACTCTCACTTCACCCCTGTCCGTCTTTCCCTGAAGCGGGCGGGGGTCATCGTTTCTATCAGGGCTATTCTTCTTCGCCCCATTCATCTTCTTCCTCTTCATCCTCGTCTGCCGGACGCTCCATCATACGGCGGGCAATGAGGGCTTTCATGCTCACCAGTCCGGTGCGCACTTCGGCTTCCTTGTCGTGCGTTTCTTCAGCAGTGCAAATTTCCTCGTCCACCTGCCAGCGCACGCAGAACAGGGCGGGGTGTCCGTCGTAGGCCGTCTGCATGGCGAATCCCCGGCGCTCCAGTTCCACCAGGTACGGAGGAAGAGGGTCGGGCATCTTCGGAATGGGCCATGCCTGAAAGTATTCACGGATGCGGCGCACGGTAAACACTTCGTCGGCATATTCCTCCCGCTCCACCGGCTTGTAGGTGTCGGTAAAGGCATCCACCAGCTGCATCAGCGCTTTGGGCGGCTGCAGGGCCGGGTCCTGATTTTTCAGCTTCTTCTTACTCATTACTAATTCTTAATTCTTAATTCTTCATTAAGCCGACATCGGCATACCCACACCTATCATGCGGCCCGATCCGTAATAGCGCACACCGATTACCAGCGTGTCGAATGCGTCGCTCAGGTCGGTACGTGTACTCAATTCTGCCTCGATGTCGTCTACTTCCTTCGACACTCGTGCCTTTTCCTGACTCTTGTCTTTCTCAAAACCGTTACGCCCTTCCTTCACACGCGCGTTCTCCATGGAGGCAATCAGATACTCGTTGTTCTCCTTGTTGATGCGAAGGAACGGGCGCTGCGTGCCGGCAAAACAACCGTTCAGGAACTCATACTTCTTGTTGTGGCTCATGGGCCGTCCCATAGGCACTTCGATGACGTTCCATCCGTGACTGCGAAGCACTTTCTTCACGATGTTGTAGAAACGGGTGTCTTCATGGCGCTCGCTGGCGTAGGCGGCTCCCTGCTTTGCGGTGTCGTCGTAGTAGAAAATCACGTCGCGGCAGGTCAGGCGGTGCGGCTCGTAATACTTGCAGAACATCTTGCAAAGTCCCTCAATACGGGTGTTCTTTACGTTGGTCATGCTGTTGAGTATGCGCAGCACGCTGGTGTTGCTCCGGCTGTCGGTCTGCCCTATCACCAGACAGTTGATGTGGGCGTTGTAGTCGAAGGCGATGCGCAGCGGTTCGCCGGGCTTTATGTCGGTGTCCAGGCAGCAGTCCTGTGCCTTGGAAAGCTCGTTCAAGTCAATGCTTTCCGACTCCACACGCAGGGTACGCCCTCCGTTGTATATCTGCGTAATGGTGCGTTTCTTATATTTCTGTGCGGCTTCCAGCTGATTCTCGTCGTTACTGAGGTAACAGTGCACGTCGGGGTCGAAGTTGGCATAATATCCGTCGTTTATTTCTTCCTTCTCGACGTTACGGATGGAGATGTCGAACATGGTTGGGGTAAGTTCCTTCTGCATGGTGCGGATGAACTGTTCTCCCAGAATGTCGATATTTTCTATGCTGGAAAAGGAGAAGTAGATGCTGGCCTGGCAGCGCAGCTTGTTAAGCTCACGCTGGTATTTGGGAGCCTGCACGATTTCCGGGCAGACTTGTGCCTCGCGCAGCATTTCGGCAATCTTCCGGTTTATCTCCGGTGTCTGTTCGTCGCGGCGCTTACGAAGCCATGCCTGTCGCCTGGTGAGCGGCGCATCGCTCACGAACATAATGCTCTTGTAGTACGGATTCAGGTTTTCGTCGAATCCGGGATGGGTGGTGTTGATACCACGAAGACAGGGGAGTATCTCACCCTTTACCAATGCTTCCGGCTGGAATCTTGCTTCATCGGAATCAACGGTACAGGCATCCATACCGTTACTGGCTGCCTTCACCCCGGTAGAAATCATGTAGTACACGAATCCGTTCCAGAAATGGATGCAGTTTTCCCAGACTTTCGGCTTTACGATAGGTTCCTTGAAATTGATTTTAGCTGGTGCGTGGCCCCTGAAATAATGAACGCCTTCTTTCAAACCCATCCGCTCCAAGGCAGCAAGTGTCTTGGGGACGGTTTTTGTAAAAAGCTGCTTGATGCTGTTACCCAGGAAAAGCCCGGTTCCGCGTGGCATGGACTGTACGCATCCCAACATGTGAGGGGCTATCAGTCCGTCGGTCTTACCGGTACCACGACCGGCTTCCACGGTGGTGATACGGCACCGGTAGTTGTACACCGCGCGTTGGGCCGGATTCATGTAGATGTAGTTGGCCGCAGTTTCCTGCTCCTCCGCTTCCTGCACGCCCGACAATGCCGAGGCGTGACGCTGTGCCCGTCGGAGTGATTCCTCGCGGGCGGATTCATAGTCGTTTCGTCGTGTCATGGTTTATTCCTCCTCTTCCGGTTGTGTGAAATCGTCCCGGTTTACTTCATTGTAGTCTTCTTCAGGACCGTTTTGTCCCTCGATTACATATACGCCGTCGTCGTCTTCCACCATCTCCTGCCACTGGTCGAGCTTCACGCCGTATTTCTTTCTCAGGCGGCGCATTTCCTCGCTGTCGTGACCGGTTTTGTTCGGGAATTTCTTCTTGACATCCGATGTAATGACTACCGGCATGCGTATCAGTTCATCGCCCAGTTCCTCCGGTGTTTCCGGCTGATCCAGACGGTCAATCTTGGTGAGCAGGCTGGCACCGTTGTACACCGCTTTCATGTCGCCCGTATCGGCTCCGTTTCGCATCATCAGGTCGGCGGCGTGGCGCACCTTCATCGAGGAAATGTTTCGCTGTCCCTTGGCGTAGAACGACGAAATGAAGTCTATTACCTTCAGGTCGCCTCCCAACTGACTGTACGTTCGTTTCCACCGGTTGATGATGTACTGACGCAGATTCATGAACGGGTCCTCCTCAAATCGCTTGTACGCATCCAGGCAGACTTCCACCCGTTTTTTCTGCTCGTCGGTAAAGGCCATGTTCTGCCACGGCACACCCGTTTCAAAGTGCTTCCGCAGCAGGTCGTAGAATCGTTGTGCTATATTACTTGCCATAGCTTGTGTTTTCGTGTTTGTGCTCTTATATTTCTACTATATCCCAATGAAAAACAACTATTTAACTTTTAATGTAAAAATAAGCACATCGAAACATGCTTATTTTTACATCATTCAATGAATATGTTCTTATGTACTTTTGCCCGAAAAATCATAAAACCTTTTTCGTATGCTCCTTCATCCGAAACATCTCCGTCACATTCTCATACTCTTCCGGAGAAGTGGTAAGCGTGAACATCTGCATGGCATTGCTTCGCTGGGTGTTCAAACTTCCCTGAATAACCAGGCTGTGCGATTTGCTCTTCACCGTGACGCAGCGGAAACCCACATTGTCCTCACACACCACCAGCCGGCCCGACTTGATAAAATCACCCAACTGCGTGCGAATCTCCTGACGCTGGTTGAAGGTGGCTCCTGTGGATGCAGGCTGCGCTACCAGTATCATTTTGCTGACGTCAGCAATATGGTTCGACGGATTTGTAGGATCAGGCTTCACACGCGAAAGAATACGACGGATGGTTTGAATGAGCTTCACATCGAGCCGCACCATGACAATACCCATTTCACCTCCTGAACAGTAACCGGACAGCGTGCCCAGGAGGTCGCACATGTCCCAGTCAGAGTAGCTGAAGAAGTTGGCAGCCGTATGCTTCTCGCTGCACTCGTCAATCATTCCTTCCAGCTGCTTGTGGTAGCAGCAGGGTTCAATTATTCTCATAACGCACCTCCTTTCATCTGTCCTTCGGTCACACTCTCAGTAGGGTCTACTTTCTTGCGCGGAGTTTCTGTAGCTTTTTTCGGTTCTTCTGCCGATTTTTGGCGGTTTTCCGTGGATTCGGCACGTTTTTCCTCATTTACGGTAGTATTTTCGGCCTTTTCGGATTTCTTTTCTGATTTTACTTCCGTTTCTTTCGGTTCCGCTTTATCGGTGGAAGCTGTCTTTTCTTCTGTATGTACGGATGCAACCGGAGCGTTTACACCGGGAATGGAGATACCGGCTGCAGTGGCTACTTCTGCCGTTTTCTTAGGCAGGTTTTCTCCCCACTCCATCAGCTCCTCTATACGAAGGCGAAGCTGTTCCTTGTATTCCTCGGTAATCTTCACGTCGCTGCGGTTGATGTATTTCTTGTTTCCCTCCACGCGGGCCTTTCGGCATACTTCCTGCTGGCGTATATCCTTCATGGCATCTATCTCGGCACGTGTAAAGTCGCCAGGGCGTTTCATGCTGTCGGCTGTGGAAGTTTCCGGCTCGGTGTAGGTACCGTTAAGGGCTGCATCCACATTGGCCCAGAATGCCCGGATTTTCTGCTCGGAAGCGATGGCTTTCTGTGCCATGTCGGCACGTGCTTCGTCGCTTACATTGGGATTTTCGGCCATTACCTCCAGCGTGCCGCGATACTCGGCCAGTTCCAGGTACATGGCGGAAAGTTCTTTCTCTCCCTTGTCGCGGAGAGATTTCGGCAGCTTATCCTTATAGAGTGCAAATTCTTTCGGTCTGCGTCCGTCCACTTCCTGCTCTTCGTACTGGCGTGCAGTCATGTTTCCTTCTTCATCGGGCGCACCGTCATCAGGAACAATCGCTTTGTAACGAACGGCGCCAACCGGACCGCGAGTGGCTTTCTTGGCCAGTCCGGATTTCTTCCGTACTTCCTGCAGGAACAGGTTCATCTTGTTGAGTGCACGGCGGGCTTCATAGCGCTGTACGTCGCGAAGAAAGTCTTTTGCCCTCACAATGGCCGACACCAGACGGCATCCTTCGTCGAAATCCTTCACGGGCACTTTCATCCAGCATTCGGCCAGCGCCAGCAGTTCCGGAAAAGTTTCATCTGTCCATCGTTTCACCCGGTCCAGATAATCTTTCTTTTCTTCCTCGTTCATGGTTCTGTAGTCTTTTAAGTATTCTTTTTCTGTAATCATAACCTTTGTTTTTCAATTACTTTACCTCAAAAGTAGGGAAAACCTATTTGCTGTTGAAGGACACAAAAAAGTCCGGCACCGATTAGCAAGTGCCGGACTTCTATCCACATTTTCGTCAGTTTAATATCCTTGAAGCGAACGGGTTATTAACCTCCTCCTTCTTCATCTTCCTCTGCTTCTGATCTCAGAGTAAGAACTCCTGCCCAGGTAGTCAGAGAGTAGCGGTTCGGGTTGCTGGTCACTGTTACTGCATGACCGCTGTCTGAATCAGGAGTGGTACCACTGTCGTAGTTGTTGTTCACTTCTGTTCCGAAAGTAGGATCGTACACCACATAGTAACCTCCTGCAGGGTTTTCCGCAAAGAAAATAGCGTCACCACGGTTCTTCAGGATGCGGAGCACATGGGCTGCGTTTTTAACGTCCTTGTCGATGGTAAACATCAGCTGTACGTTATATCCCTTTGCACCTTCGTTACCTGTTGAAGAAATCTGACCGCTCTGTTTCTTGATACGGAACTTCCACGCTCCTTTACCAGGAGAAAAAGCAAAAGAAGCTTCAGTAAATGCAGCTTTAGATGCTTCATATTGAGGCTTTGCCGTAAGGTCTTCCGGATAAGCGACATAAATCTGATTACCGATACCGGCAAACTGTTCTTCACAACCGGCAGCAGCCTGACCAATATCCATTAATTCACATGCCATTTCTGCCATAGTCTCTCATGTTTTATAGTTTGTGTAATAGTTATCCCAACTCCGATTTGATAGTCAGAGTTCCGTCCCAGGTAGTCAGGGAGTAGCGGTTCGGGTTGCTGGTAACAGTTACTGCATGACCGCTATCAGAATCCGGAGTAGTTCCACTGTCGTAGTTGTTGTTAACTTCCGTACCGAAAGTAGGGTCGTACACTACGTAATAACCTCCTGACGGGTTTTCTGCAAAGAAAATAGCGTCACCACGGTTTTTCAGGATGCGGAGCACATGAGCTGCGTTTTTCACGTCCTTGTCGATGGTAAACATCAGCTGTACGTTGTATCCTTTTGCCCCTTCGTTACCTGTTGAAGAAATCTGACCGCTCTGTTTCTTGATACGGAACTTCCACGCTCCTTTACCAGGAGAAAAAGCAAAAGAAGCTTCAGTAAATGCAGCTTTAGATGCTTCATATTGAGGCTTTGCCGTAAGGTCTTCCGGATAAGCGACATAAATCTGATTACCGATACCGGCAAACTGTTCTTCACAACCGGCAGCAGCCTGACCAACATCCATTAATTCACATGCCATATCTGCCATAATAGTCTGGTTTTAAAAGTTTGTGTTTGTGTTGTGAAGGCTGCCAAACTTGGCAGCCTGTTTTATCTCAGCGAGCGGGTTATTATTCGCCGTCCGGTTCGAAGATGGCCTGAAGGTAGGTCGGGTATCCGTTGTAAACGATGTCACGCGGAGAGATTGTTGCACCGTCGCTCCATGCCTTGAACCTGTATCCAGATTCAGCAGCAGGAGTCAGTTTCACGGTTTCGTCCTTCGTATATACATCCTTTTGCGGAGACAGCGTTACCTTACCCCATTCTTCGTTGTTTGAAGTAACGGTCAGGGTATTCTTCTGGTAGTCACCGTTCAGCTGTTCAATCTGTTCGATAGTACCGTCGCTCACACAGAACTTGGATGGTGCGATGTCCAGAATACGTGCGCCTACGGTAGACTGTACCTGGAAAATCAGCACGTTCAAGTCGTTCGGATCGTGACTCATCATCACCGAGTTCCAGTCGCTTGCACGGTCAAGACCGAACTGCAGGTTTTCAGGGAGAGTAGCAATCATACGATTACCCTTACCAATAATACCGTCGGTTACAATCTTGATGTTTTCCATTCCCACGAATGAGAATCCTTCACCGCCTGCACTTGTAGTCTGCAATCCGGTAAACTTACGCATGTAGCTGTGAGTAATGAGTCGCTTCTGCTTCGGCGACATGTAAACGATTACTTCCTGAGCGTTACGCAACAACGGATGCCATCCTTCCACCCATTCTACAAATGCGTCGAAGTGTTCTCCATCCTGAGTTTCAGGACCTTCGTTAATCGGGTCGCAAGCCACAAGGTTTCCTTCCTTGGAAGAAATCTTACCCTGATTAATAAGGTTGTTAATGATAGTCCAGTAACCGTTGTACAGACTGAGCGGGTCATCTTCTCCCAATTCAATGTTACCGAAGAACAGGTTGCTCAGGTTATCGCCGGCAAACTGCTTACCAATCTGACGAAGGATAAATTCTGTGACCGGTGCATTGTAGGTTCCGTTTGAACCCAGGATGCTGAACGGCTGTTTTTCGCGGAAGTTCTGAAGGTTTTCGTAGTAACGTGACCAAATCTGGTTCATCACCAGTTTGCTTTCGTCCATGAAACCAAGGGTTGACTTCAGCGTAGAACCTTCCTTGTAACGGCGGGCTTCACCACCCTTACGACGGAAAATGATTTGAGTCTGTGCGTATTCAATATCTTCGATAACCTTGATGCGAAGTTTGTTGAACACTGCCATGTTATCGAGAACCGGGCTTTCGATGATGTCCGGAGCAAGAATGTCTTTTACGTGCGATACATTCTCTTCACTGAGTGCGTATAACTTTGTAGCCATATTGTTTGTGTCTGGTTTAGTTTTTGTGTCGTGTTCTTATCTCTTATCGTGCTTTGCTGATTTCAACATCACGCTTGCGGCGGGCTTCAGCTTTCTCGGCCCAGCTCATGTTTTCACCGCATACGCTCTGCACATGGAACTGTCCGCTTTCCTGACCTCCGTTGTTGTCTTTCGGCGGGTCCTGCGGAGTAGGTTCCAGTTGTGCTGTTTCGCTCAGTTCCTTGATTTCCGCATCTTTCTGTTCGATGCTCTTCTGAGCTTCATTCAGCTTCGCAGTCATGTCTTCCGATTCCTTCTTATGAGCGTCCTTCAATGAAGAAACCTCTTTTTCGTGTTCCGCTTTCAGGTTGGCCAGTGCTTCCGCATGGTCTTTCTTCATCTGTTCGATGGTTGCGTTAAGCTGTTCTACTTCCGTGAGTTTTGCAGCCAGCGTAGATTCCGTCTGTTTAGCTTTCATGACGAACTCTTCTACATTGTCCGCCATGGTTTCCACCATGTAGAAACCGCCGTTTTCTTCGACTACCAGGGAGTTTACCTTTGCAGCCGACTGAATAAATGGATAGCTTTTTGCCATAGTTGCTTGTTTTTGAGTTTGTGATTCTGTTTTATCTGATGCCGGCTGCTCCACAGAAGCCTGTTCCTGTGTTCCCGGCTGCTTTTCTTCCTTGATTCCTGATGGTTTGCTGTCTTCGCGTGAGGCTCCGGACGAATTTCCTTTCTGACTCTGACTCACTCCGGCCAGCTGCTGCACGCGGTTCACGCAGAACTTGAAGTCGCCATGACCGTCGACCATGGTACCCACCACATCGCCCGCATCGAAAGTTTTTCCGGTCATCTGGTCATCCGTCACTCTGGGACGGCGCTCGCGTACCATCTGCTGGAAATCGGCACAAAGCCGGTTCAGCTCTTCCTTGATGCCGTCATAGTTCCCCTCGGCCGCGTCGCGGTACTCCTTGTTCTTATAAGGAGATCCGTCGGCGTAAATCTCGGCGTACCGTTCCTGAGTCACGGTGTTCACATCGCCGTCCTTGTTAGTGAGCATCGCGCACATTGTACCGATACATCCCACCGTGTCGTGCGGATTGGTGAAATACACTTCGTCGCACAGAGCCATCAGCGCATAACCGGCACTGCAGGCCATCCCGTCGATGTGACCCACAATCTTCTTTCCTTTTGATCGGGCGTAGTTGAGGGCCATCTCATAGTCGTACTTCGCCATGCTGCTACCGCCCGGGCTGTCCATCTCGATAATAAATCCGATGGTATGCGCATCGTCAGAAGCACGCATGATGATGTCCTTGTGTTCCTTGCTTCCGTAGGAACACAGGTCGCCATTACGAAGAATGGGGCCCTGTACGTCGATAACCGAAATGATGCGGTCGTCTTCCCCTATATCGTTCCATCCGGTTACATCATCGTAATCTCCGATGTAAGTCTTTTCAGCATATCCGGTACGCGAAGAAAGGAAGTAAGGTCGGTCGGTCCGCTCGTCCGGCTTCTCGTAAGGACGGTGTGAGGCAATGTTGTCAAGAATCGTTCTCCGGTAAGCATGCAGAGACTCCGGGTAAAAGTCCCAGAATCGCGTAGACATGATTTCGTGAAATGCTCTTGTTGCCATTTTCGTTTGATAATTAATTGATTACATCACGAAATTACGCACGCGAAATGCGGTAATGAAGGACACAAAAAATGACTAAATGCGTGAATTACAGAAATATGCGGATGCTCAAACGGATTTTCTCTGCAAATAAAAACCTGCTAAGAATGAGCATGTTGTAAAACACACGGAGTTTGTGCGAAAAAAAGAAATTTGCGGCGGACGCAAAGAAATTGAAGAATGTCACAAAGAAGATAATGAAGATTTACCTGCATGACGAAAGAAAAACGCGCACAAAAAGAAAGGCCCAAAGAAAAAATGCCGCCCCACACACGTATGCAGGAACGGCATTCCAACGGAAAGAAAAAAGCAATATATATAATAAGGTGTAGATGTCAGACCACACGCTGTGCGCCGGTCACGTTGCGGATGGTGAGTGTGCACGAAATCACGCCGTCGTCTTCCTCATACTGAAATTCATAACCGTCGCTCACGGCACGCACAAACATTTCACCGTCGCCAAATGTTCTTACAATCAAATGGTTAGTGCTGTTTTTCAGCGTTTCAAGCTGTAAATAGGTTTCCTGCGTCACCATCTCTACCTCCCAACTCACCGTCACTTCGTAAGAATCGCCGGCCACGCTGGTTTCCGCGCTCTCCTTCAGGCTCCCCGATTTCGGTTTCATCTGAATGGAAATCTTACGGTCGCCCGACACAGAAAAATCAGGTTTGTCACTTTTCTTCTCAATATTGAACGGGCGGGAAAACGTAACCGCGTCGTCCGGATAAGCTTCAATGCTGCCTATCAACTCGTAATAATTCTCGCTGCAATTCATGATTTATGTGTTGTTTTGTGGTTGAAAATGGCGACTGACAAAGTTACTGACAAATCGCACCAACTTCCTTCGTTTCTTTAACTTTTATTTATTGCTATTCATGTATAAATTTATGGCGTGTATATACAGATTCTTCCGGTTCTCGACTCAAGCTCTTCTTTTCTCACTTTGATGTCAGACTTCATTCTGGATTTGATTCTCCACCAATATCGCATCATGCTCTCAAATCTTTTCATGTCTATATCGTACAAAACAATGAAATCAGACATGACATCTTCGGAAGTAACATGTTCGCCCATTCTATTTGCCCGGAAAATACAGTCATCATGAAATCTGGCGAAATCATACCAGAACTCACGTTTCAATTCATTCCTTATCTTCTTACTTCCGTTGATATTCAGGTGAAAAAACTTATCCACTTTCACCTCACCGCTAAATTTGCAGACGCTTTCAGGCATTTCCAACTCCAGGTAATCTTCTTTCTCTTTTTCAGTCAACATTTTAAACTGAGCGGTAAATAATGATTTCTGAGGTTTCAAATGAAAGGCTACTTCATTATAGGAAAAATCTGTTATACCCGAAAAATCTGCATCTCTGAACAAGTGAGTCTTCATATATACACCCAGAAGGCTGTTCTGAGGAAACCTGACCGGAGTTCCATACTTTATTTCGAAGTATTTCTTATAATAATCACTCACTTTAAGGAAGCATGAGTGACGCTGCTCATTCATTGAATTTTTTGGCATAGTAGTAAGATAAAGTCTGTAAATCAATTAATCAACAGCAAGTTACGGACGATTCAACACCAATCGGAATTTCATTCAACAAAAAAAGGTTAAGCGACTGGGGCCTTATTTTGCGTGTTTTTCACTATTTTGCAAAGCTGTGCAATTTTCTTGCAAAACACTTCTCAATACTTATTTATTTAATTATCAATTATTTATAGTGTATAATAAATAATAAATAAATAGTTATTGCCGATTGTTCATTGATTTTGAAGTGAAGAAAACGTATTTTTTCGGTAAAGAACAGATTTCAGGCTGTCCGGCTTTTTCTCTTATGTCCATTGCGTAGCTCTCTCTGTTACACGGTGAAGTTGGATATAAAGGAAGTAGAACGAAATGGGAAAGGCGAGCTTTGTCGTCCCGCGTTCCGCAGGCCGACCTTTCCCTCCTTTCGTTCTTTCAGGTTTCCCTTCGGATTCCTTCCCCATTCGGACGCTCACAGGAAGAAATGATTCGACTGATGTACACCCTTCTCTACCCTACGAAAAATTTTTATTTTAAAGATTTTGTAAACTCGTTTTTCGTGAAAAATCGGCAAAATATCAAAAAGTACAATACTTTTAATTGATTATCAGATAGTTATTCATTGCAAAAATTTCGCCAACGCTTCGCAATCTTTGCAAAATTGCTTACAAATGATACTTAACTAACTGATTATCAAATTGCAAAATGTTTTGCAAAGGGTGTGTAAAACTTGTAATATTTGATACTGAATTGATTTTATAAGCGATTTTCTCTTTGTGCCGGAATGATTTTCTGAAAGTCTCGTGCCCACGCCACTCAAATGGCGTAACTACGCGACAAAAGTGTCTATTAAGCGCGGCCGCAGTGGCGATACTACGCCAGTTTGGAATTTATGTGACGAAATACGGCTTTTGTTGACAGAAAAAAGGCGTAAAAGTGCTATTACATACACTTCTACGCCTCCTTAAAAATGAATCAGAAAGTGATTAATTGAAACCTCCTCCTCCCTGGTCCTCTCCTTCCTCACCCGGCTCGGTTGTTCCTGGTGTGCTGTTTCCTTCTTCATACATCCTGTTGAGCGACATCTTGTCTATCTGTGCCTTGAAATCCTTACTCGGCTGGAACAGCACTCTTTTACGGATAATCTTTTCTTCTCCGCTTACCTCGGAACTCTTACAGGTAATGGCTGGCTTCAGGTATCCCATGTTTCCCAGGCTTACACCATGACCTTCGAGCATCCAGGTACAAGCCGATTCCACCATGGTCTCTACCACGGCGCGGCAGGTTGCCTTACTGATTCCGGAACGGAGGGAAATCTGTTCAATTACTTTTTCAAAACTTACGGTTCCACCACGAACCGCTTCGGCCACATACTTTTCTGTGCCATCCTTGTCAAATCCAAAGGTCTTCTTTACGACCTTATAGTTCAAGCCTCCCATAGTTGTATTTGTATTTAAAAATTCGACGGATAGAAGCGCTTCGTGCGATTCCACCCGTCGATAAATCTAATTTTGCAACCCTCGTTTATGAAGGACTAAAAATCATCCTTCTTTCGTGTCTCCTTTCTTCTGGTTATGTTCTTTGTTCAGGAAGTCTTCATAAAGCTTTTTCTCCGCTTCCTCCATGCGATGCTTCATCTCCTTCAATACGGTAGCTTGTACCAGCTGACGGTTTCTCTTTACCAACTCAGCCATTTCGTATTTTTCTTCTTTTACAAACTGTTCGATTAGCCTGTTCTGCACGTCGATGTAAACGGAGTCAATGGTGTGCGTGCTGTATTTTATGTAGTCGTCAATTTTGAGAACGGCGTGCTCCAGGTTGTCTATTTTCTTCTCGTTTCGTGTCATCCATCGCGAGATTGCCCGGTAGATCAGGAATAGCGCGGTGGAGTTAATGCAAACAAAAACGATGCTGATTATTAAGTCTGCGGTATTCATAATTAAAATTTGTTGTTCCCGTGCATGCGTGGACGGGTGCGGTTATACTTCATTTTTTGTTCGATGTGCCAGAGGAGGTCGAATCCTTTGATTTTGGACATGATAAATAGTTCTTGTAAGATGTTTACAAAGAATTCAAGAGTGGTGATGTGCCATGGATTATAATTTGCGATAAATCTTGTCAGATCGTAGCACCATTCTGTAAAAGTCTTCTGGCTTTTGTATTTATATATTTCGTCTCTTATTTTAAGCGGGAATTTTACCCCTAAGAAACTAACTCCCAGCAAACCTGCCAGGTCAAGCATACGGATGCAGACATCGGAAAGTTCATCTTCCACACTATCTTTTATATACGCTTCAAAATCTTCCTGAAATCTTCTTACTCGGGTTTCTTCGCTAAATGGGATATTATTCCCTTGCCATTCATTAAACTTTGCCACATCGGACCGTTTACCTTTTCTTTCGGCCTGCACAGCTTCCATCAGCTCGCTAATGACCAGACAAAGGAAATGCTCGTCACTTAAATCCTCGTCGTGCCAGCCGTGTTCTACGGCGTTCTGGTAGGCTTCATCTCTCAGTTTGTTCAGGCTTATCGCTTCAATTGTTTCCATCTATTACGTCTCCTTTCTTTAGTTTTCTTGCTTCTTTTTCATTTCTATAATACAGCGTGATAACACATGGCCGGCCATTTTTTTCGGCCACAGCCTGCACCTCGTATTTATTGGTACGTGCCCGGTAAAGTACGCTCACTATTCGCTTGATTGTGGTTGGCATAGGCTATTCTCTCCGTTAATTATTTTAATTGCTTCCTCTAAAGTAATTTTACCAAAAATGTAATCCATTCTTACTTCTTTTAATTTCTCCTCTAATGTCTTTTCATAGGTTATACATTTATTTTTTTCTATATCTGTTACCTCCCAGATATTTCTCTGGCTTTATGCAATAAGTAATTCTCCGATTCTAACCGTTGAAGTTCTGTTTCTTTATCGGAAAGGAACTTTTCTTCCACCATCCGGATGGCAGAAATCGCATCCTTCCAGGGTGACGTATACTGTATTGTCTTCGCGTCTGTGCAGCCGGCCTTGGTCATCCGTGAAATCTCCACTGGGGAGAAGGTAAAGATTTTCTCTCTCCCATCTTACCCGGCTTCTGCACCATACTTTCATGCGTCCATTTTACTCTTTCACTATTAGTTCTACTTCTCCTACAGCCATTTATCCAAACCTTTTATTAATCGACCAGAGTTATGATCTATAAAGGCCTTTATACTCGGTTCTTCATGAGTAGGAATATTAATACTATCACCTAATCGTTTTTCTAATTCTTCGTCAGAAATAAATGTTTCTCTTTTAACTTTAGCACGAGCAGTTTTCCGATTTTTCTTTATAACGAAAGAATCCATCGACACCTCATTTTCACCTGAAAAACATTTAGAAAGCGATATAGTTACTAATTCTGTTTCTCCTTCCATAAACTTTACTTTTTAAACTTCCAATCATTGCATAAATAATGGCTGTACGCCGTGTCAGAATAGAGCCTGCATTCACCCTCATCTGAATCTTCCGATGGAAGAAAATGAAGGCACGTGAGGCATTCTCTTTCTTCCTTTTTGTAGTCCTTGCAACCGGGCAAGAAGAAACCTGTATCTTCCCCATTGTATCCATTCCCTACCCTGAACCTGAGAGGACGGACAAACTCGCAAAACTGATTGTTTGGCTTTTGTTTCTCCCCTTCTTTCAGCGGGCGGAAATGGATGCAGTCGTCGCAGAAATTCACGGTGCGTAGTTTTTCTTCCCTCGCAATGGGTTTCTTCCGGTTGAGCCAGTTGCTTGTGTCGTTCAACGGGCAGGCTCCGCAGTAGTAATCGTCTTTGTAGTAAATACAATATCCTTCACAGAACACTCCTTTGATTTCTTTCAGCAGACTGGCCTTTATCTTTTCGACGTTAGCATTTGGCATGATTCTATCAGGTATTTGTCTATTTCAAACCGGAGATAAAAGAATACGGTCCATTCCGAATGTTCTATATGCTCGGCGTATTTTACATCCTGGAATCCTTTTATCTTCAGGTATCTTTTGAATATCTTGAATCCGTTTGACATTTCCTTGTATTCTATATTATAATCATCTGGTCTCCATGGTGCGCACTGACTGAGTAACATCTGCCTATATTCTTTGGTACATTCCTTTATCTCTCTTATGGCTCCTTCCAGCAGACGTTTTGCCACGATGTTGGTCTTTTTAATGCGAATAGATTTGAAATCTTCTGGTATGAATATCATGGCTCTTCCTCCTTTTTGCTGAAATGTTCAATAAGTTCCTGGACGGTGGCTTTATGTGTGTTGAGATAAAGACTGTCGTAAAAAAACATATCCTCAATTTTATCTTCATTGCAGATAAGCCATTCATATACACGAAAGCTTTCTATTACAGCGTCCATGCTATCATATATAAACCATTGTCCTTTATCTGTATCGTCACGTAATGATGCTATTGCCAGAAATAGGTCTTCGTTAGTACCGCAGTCAATGTCGTTCGGATGAAGATGCTGAAATCCATCTTGTACGGAAATGTACATTCCGTAATTAGCCGCCAACCATTCTCCCTTAAAATCGTCAAGAGTATTGGCTCTTTGCCCCAGTTCCTGAAGCTTTTTCCGCAGTTCCGGTGTATTCTTCCGGATAAAACAAGGTTGTGTAAACATAAGCTGATTCTTATAAGTAGGTTAATGACTCTTTTATTCCGTCATTCAAAGCTTTCTCGAATGTGTCGGTATATTCTTCCATCTGCGATATGAGAGACAGATCCTCCATGTCGTAAAGACGGTAGTACCAGCCGTGTTTGTTGAGCTCGACAACGATATGAATCTTCCCTTTTGTGCGGACCCATTTTTGCGCAGCGTATAGCGTGGGAGCCAGGTATTCGTACTGGGACCCGTTTCCACCCCTTATCAGGTCGCCAAACTTTCTTGAGGTGAATAACAATACAACCAGTTTTGATATGCCGGTTTCAGCCGATATGTAAACGGCCCGGCAGTTTTCTCTATATCCTTTGTCCTGAAGAAGTTTGGATACTTCAAAAGTGACAAAATCTTCATTTATCATATTATGTTCTGTTGACATGGTATTTTTTCTCACTTAATATAATAAACCATCCTTTATTGTCTATCTCTTTTGGAATCTCTATATATTTACCGGGGATAACAGTATCTTCAGTATAAAATCCTCTACTGTTCTGTCCTATATATTTCCCTTTCGGCCATGTTTTGTGCCGGACTTTATATCCTTTAAGAAGATACTCGCTGATTTCTTTCCACGTATATGGTCCTTTCTTGAAAGGAATTACGAACTTCATATCATGAAGGTTATCCCATTTCCTCTTTTTTATTCTTTCCTTTATAATACATGATTCACATAATGTAATAAAATTGTGCTTATAAAGGAACTGGCGATATTTCTCTGCCTGAGAGAAAATATCCATTCTCTTATCCTGATTATTTCTCTGCATATCATCCGGGAAATTTACACAGTAGAACCCATATTAAGCAGACAAACATAATGAAGGCGACAATCCCTGCACAAATGGCCGGGGTTAGCATTTTCTTCCACAACATATCTGCTTTATGGCATCGTTCGTTGATATAATTGATTTTTGAAATGTGCTCACCAAACTGAAGCTCCATCATGTGACCTGCCCAGTCCTCCACCAATTTCATAAATCTTTTTCTGGCTTCTTCTTTGATAGTGAATTTCCCTTCTGGACTGAGAAGTAATGAATGTGTCCTGAACTCAAACTCTTCTGAATCCAGAATATCACGCCCACCGCTACTTCGTATCTCCATGGAGACTTTAAGCCATGGAATTGCTTTTGTTTCCCACATTTCGAGGGCACGTTTCTCTATCTCTTCTGCGTTGGCGTTGGCCAGCTCTTTCATCTTTTCGTACTCGTCTTTCTGAACGAAGACGACTGCTTTCTTATCGTCGATATACATAGTTCCTGGTTTTAGATTATTCTTTACTTTCCTGACTTTCTTCAATCATCCTTTCCACTTCCTGAATGTCGCAGGTGAATTTGTTATAAAAAGTATCGTACTGGGAACATTCTTCGTCGACATACTCTATCCATGCCGTTTTGGTCTCAAGGTTGATAATTATCATCTGCCTGTTGCAGGAATCGTCTTTCCCGGCCACCCTGCTTTTCAGCTGCTGAATATCGAAGTTGCAAAATATACGATGTAACTCCCCGTTATAATAATCGAATATCGGACCGGTGTAGATAATGTTTTTCGTTTTCATACCTGGGTATTTAAGTTCAATCATTGGTTTATGGTATAATATCGGCCGTTTTATTTCGCTCCATGCGATTGGCCTTACATTGTAGGCCCATGTGCCGTCTGACATAATGAAGGAATTGGTGTATCTTCCGTCTTCCAGCATGACGTTCACGCATTGTCCTTTTGGAGGGAGTGAAGCTTGTACGCTTTTCCATTGTGAAAAAAACGACGCATCCCACGCTTGCCACATTGCTTCGGTTATATCGCCGATGTAGAAGTGTACGTTTTCATTGCTGCCTGAGTCCTTATTACGGTCGTTAAACAGCTGCGTGGCGTATCGGTGTATATATTCTTTCTTATCCATGGATCAATATGCTTAGAGACACATTAATGAATTGATTTTTCTTCCTTTTCGGCTTCCATTCTCTCTCTTTCTTCTTGTAGAGCTTTCAGCTTTTCGAAAAGTCCACCTTTATTTTTATTCCTTTCCTTGATATTCTTATCAAGCTTTTTCAGGTATTCATATTTCTCCTTATGCCTGATTTTCATATTGAGAGTGATTAATGGTTTCACAATAACGCGTAACACTATCATACATATCAGGACAGTTGCAAAAACACCCCATAAAGGACATGTTACCCACCACCAGCTCCATTCAATTACGTGAGTTAGTTTCAGTACAAGGAATACAATAAACAATGTTGGCAAAAAATAATCTTTCATGATTCTATAATTTTAATCGTTTGTTTTATTTAGTTTTGGTTTCGGGAACCAGTTTCTTCTTTGTTTTGAGTTTTGTGTACTCGGTCATTTCTTTGTCGAAGACAGACAGAAGTTCGGGCTTCTTTTCTTCTGGGATGTAGCCAGTATCAATCAGCTGCTGAATCAGTCTATCTGTTACCTCTCTGCTCTTCCTGACAGTCTTTTGAAGGCTTGACAGCGCCACTACCGACGAGGACGGGTGCATCTGGTCTGCTCTGTATAGCTTAATCATGTTGATTCTCTATTTTTATTACATTCAGTACATTCAGATACACTCGGAGCATAGGCCCTACCACATACCGGGCATACCCATCCTTTTCGTTCCTTATCGGTGATAACTTCATACTCTTTTAATTGCAATGCAGCTAAAGCCACATTGTACAAAACAACTTTTTCGCTAGGCTGTGTAATCCCATGTATAGAACCATAAGTTGCTTGCATTTCCAAAAACTCTTCTGCTGTCATAGCCATATTATTTTACGGATACCACATTCGGATAAAATCCAGCAAAAGGCAATTCCAATCCCATGGTTCGGAACGTATAAGTGCTGTCGACCTTAATCCTACCGAGTAGTTCAGGATGGGACAAGAAACCGTTTATGCTTATTCTCATGGTCCCTCCGGATGTGAAAAGGAGATAATAAACCTTGGTAGTCGTATTACCTTCACTTGAGGTTACATTTTCTATTTTCTCAATCCGGTTCACAGTGGCCATTACTTCACGCTGGTTGGAAAATGTAACAATGCCGGCCAATAACATTAATACAACAGATACAATTGCTATAAATGGTATTTTCTTCATAATCATATTAAGTCTTATTTTTTCATTTTTATTCGTTTACATGCGTTATAGATTCCGTCATTCAAAGCTTCTTCAAAATCATCCCAGCAACCACCATCATTAGGCCCTTTAAGGTCATAATCTGTAATGAATGTTCCATTGTCAGCTTTTGACATAGACCAACAGTAACCGCAAGCGTTTCTGTATATTTCGACAGATATATTGTGTTTCTGCCGAAGATACTTTTGAGCCTCGTATAAGGTTGGGCATGAACATCTTTTTTCTGAAAGATTGAAATTTTGCTCATATTCAGATGGACAACACATAAGCCCGTTCTCTAAATATGAATATTTGCAGTTTTCATTAAACCCTATTTCTTTCAAAAGCAATCCTACATCGTGCGTTACATAATCTTCCGGTCTAAACATGGCTATTTTATTTATAAGGGTTATTATCCAAAACTAAAGCTGAAACGGCCAGTCCTTGTGCGATCAGGTTGCGGTAGTCGATGTGACACTGATGTAGCACGTGAAAGACTTGCTGGAAATGGCGAAGGCCCAATTGAGTGCTGTTATGCTTCCCTTCTTCCGGTGTAATAAATAAGCTCTGCAAGCTCATTTCGCACACCTTACATCCCCAGGCGAAGAACTCCACGCATTCTCTTTCTTCGTCGAAATTCCAGGTAGTATAAAGACCCATATACCCGTCGAAATCGAATGCTTCTGCCAGATACTTCATCGGGCAGATTTCCGAGCCGTTCACAAAGATTTCTTCTGTGATTGAAGACAGCGGATAGAGTATCGGTTTTATATCTCCCAATCTGAACCCTTTCCCGAGACATCTTTCGCCTTTTAATGTTTCGGCATTCAGGCCAATTTCGTTACCATGCTTGTCTCTTTTCTTATAAGCCCATACCTTATATCTGTCGGCTAAGTTTATAACGTCCATTTCAATCATTCCTTGTTTATTGATAAACGCCAAGCCGAACGGTAATCTGGCTGAAATATCTTCCAGTAACAGTAGTTTTTCTTCTTCTTTCATCATATTATTTTTCTTTTAGCGTTTCATTCATTAGTCTTTCTGTCAATCCATATAGCTGGCCTGCTATAAATGATCTGGTTTGGGGAGAAGCTGTGCTGATAAATTCTACCATATCTATATACATTGTTCTCCATTTTTCCAGCCCGTTCTTTGAACATTCACTTTTAGCCTGATCTTTTTTACGAAAAGCAACCCTGACATTGTAAGGGTCAGGAGATTGATATGGATCACAGTCTGCTTCCTGCAATATTGCTTTTTCTGGAATTTTGACATAAACGTCAGGCTCTACTTCTGCTTCATAAACATTCTGGTCACAAAACCAATAGGAACGACTTATTTGTAATACCCTTAACGATATAGGCAGAAGGTCTTTCAACCACCATTGTTCGCGCGAAAATGTTTCACGTAAATCTTTCTCTTCTTTAATAACTACATTATCACCTACACTGTATTTGGGATTCTGAGGGTGAGAAAAATCTCCGTATGGGTAATCAAGCAAGCACTCATGTACGCATACACTACTTCTTTCTTTCAAGTAATAATAGAACATTCCACCTACTTCTCTAAAGCCTGTTACTACAAAGTTTTTACCTAAATATTTCTTCAAAGGCTTATTGATTTCTACAGCGTAGCTGATTTCTTTTGCTTCTGCAAGGGTTTTTACTCTTACCCTTTCTCCTATTTTGAATTTCGGTTTTTTGTTTCCCATGATATTATTTTTATTTCATTGTCCATCTAATTTAGTGATAACATAATCGGCTTTGTTCCATCCTGTACAAAAGGAAACGGCTGCAATCCTGGCTTTTAAAACCTTTTCCGGAAACTCTTCATTTAACAGTTTCCCTTTCCGGTAGTGTGCAACGAGTGAAGTCGCATCTACGACGAAGGAACCGCAAATAGCAGGGTACTTTTTCAGGGTTTCTTCGATGAACTCTTCGACAGTGTATTGCCTGTCAAAATCCACATATCCTCCAACATAGGGAGAAGCATGAGTGGGAAAGACTCTTATTAGTTCAAACATTTTTCTTCTCCTTCCTTATTTATTCCAGTATTAAAATCGGACGAGACACAATGCTTATAACATTACGCTCGATGTTTTCATTACAGCAGAATTTCAGAATCCACAATGGACCGTCTTTTACACATACACAAGTCTTCCACATTTTCCCGTTATACAGGGCCGATGGCTGAGATCCGCTATAATCTTTCAGCTTGTCAAAAGATTTTCTCGACATAATAGCACATTCTTCATCCACCAAAATATCGCTTTCGTCAGGCTGCTCCCAGCTCCTCCCAAGCAGATCAGTTATCTTTGGAATTTGAATCAGCTTACTCATGGTAATTTTCCTCTTCAATTTTGTGCCCAGGGCATCCACCTCCGTAATAATCGAAATCCGGGCAGTCGTCACTATCCCCTAATGGCATACACTTATAACCTTTTTCAATGCAATCGTTTATGAATTGTCTTGCTTCAGCATCATTCAGTTCTTTCCCTTCCACAGTTAAAAGTCCATCCATGCTTTTGCCTTCATAGACTTTCAAAACTCCTTTCAGATCCCAGCTCATGTGCTTAATCAATTTCATACTTCTTCATTTTTATTGGTATTGGTTTATCTCTCACTTTTCCTGTCAGTCCGGCTCATCATATCTGAACTTGTCTGTTGCTTCCACCAGTCTAAATCGTTCGTTGTCGTATGAAGTGCAACAGTATTCGGGAAACCAATCGGGTCCATCTTCTCCCCAGTAATACCCCATGGATTCGGTAACATTCTTGCTATCCGTTTCTACAGTAATACATATATCTCTGTTCACTATCCCGCTCAGATATTCAATGGCATACCAAGGTTCCTCCCAAAACCAGCAAAAACCTATGGATGTTGATTTGCTAAACTTACTATGGTCTTTTTCATTCACCAGCAACTCTCCACGCATATACCTGTCGAACTCCTCTTGTGAGCAAAATCTGTGTAATATCATAACTTGTTTGTTTAAGCGTTATTTATTTTCCATGCAGTTCCGAAAAGCTTTTCCATCCAAGCTCCGTAAATTTTGTAGAATATACTTCTCCACGAGGCATTATCGGATTCCAGTTCACATCACAGAATAGCCGGTAGTGGAATACTCCAGCTCGCTTCCCATCTTCTGAATATGGAGGCTCGCACCACAGCATACGCTTGTTATATCCGAATATCCTGTCAAGAATATATTCCGCTTTCTTCCTGTTCCATCCCCCAGGAAATGAGATTGACAGGTGATAGCATCTTTCGTAATCCGGATTTTTCCACCATCCGCAGGTATGGGCTCCTTCATCACGTGTAAATATGATTATGCAATCGTATCGTTCCAAAAACCATCGGCACTTATCAAGGTAATCCATTGTGGCCGAAGTGCCTCCAAAAATCCCATTCTTAGCTGTTTTCACAATACGCTGGAATGTTTCTGTATCGCTTGCGTTATAAAGTATTCGTCTCATCTCACTTTATTCAATTTCTTCACTTCCTTCACCATCAGCAATGCTTCTCCCAGAGTCTTTCCAGATTTCACAATTTCAAAGGTTTTCTTTCTGCCTAATGCCTTGTAAACAGGAGTCCAGTCAGTCTGTACCAGGTCGGCCGGTTCGCCGGGTGGTATGGCTTTCCCATCCTTTACGTAATACGGACTACTCGGATCACTCAGTTCATACAGGGTTATTCCATCCTTGTTTACAATGTCGTATTGTTTCTTCATGAATATAACTCCGCCATAATATCGGGCAACAGAAAGGTGTGTGTTCATCCAATAGGATTCTTCCATGATTACAGGTGTTCCCATTATTGATACTCCTCCTTTCCTAACCTCTTACTCTCCTCTTTCAAAGCCTGAAGCTTCGCAAAAAGTCCGTTTGTTTTAGTTTTCTTTTCTTTGGATGTAATTTTCTTGTACGCCATACCGATGGCAATCATTGAAATACCCGTTTTTATCTGCTGGATGTCGCCATCCATGGTTTCTAAATCTTGAAGTGCATCTTCATTGATAACCACATTGTCGAGCTCATTCATAGCTTCTTCAGAATCCTTCATACTGATTCCTGAAACAAGCATCACGGCTTTGATAAATTCTTTTTCCACTTCAAAAATGATACTCACTTTTTCATTCTGATTGTTTTCCATAACTCATTAATTATAAATCTTATCCAATTCTTCTTTTGTGTACCAATATTCGAGTTTCAGTGGTTTTATACTGAATAGCATCTGTTCATAGTTGTATTTATTTAAGAACCAGTGCTCAGAATATATGAATTGATAAATATCCTCATGCTGTAAATGACGAATGTCGTATTCAAGACACAATCCGGCTATCATAGATCTAAACTCGCAAATCTTTTTACCCCTATAATCGAGATATTTGTACAAAATTATTCCGACTATGACTGGTGAAAACACCAAGCACCAAATAACTATATCAGTCCACATATCTCCCGCTATTTTAAATTCCTTCATAAATCGGCATCGGAACAGAAGTGTCCACAAACAAATGCCCTACAAACGAACCGTTGAAAAGTATAAAAGTCCCTATATACATCATGTAAGGCTCAAGGTTTATCTCTTCACCGGTCATTACCATACGGAACTTTACTCCCCGTTTTGGCTTTGATTCATCTTCCAATGCCCAGATATATGTTTTCTCGTTTACAACCGCGAGTTTCAGCAGCTTGCTTCCCTCATAAAGCGGGAGCGTAAACTCAGACGCTGCCGGGATTTCATGTTTTAAAATTCTTGCCATATTCTTTTCTTTTTAAGGTTATTAATCATCTTCAAAGCGCTTCTTTTCCTCCCACTCTTCGTCGGTTTCCGGGCAGGAAAGTATCTCCTTGGAGTCTTTGGGTTCCTCACCCAGCTTATAGAAAAAGCACACACGGGTAAATTTTCGGGTGCGTTCCTCACGACGGATCGTGTCGTTCATAAACTCCTGCTCCCAGGCGTAGTGACGGGGATATTTGGAGCCTTTGTCCGAGCGGTAGACGATGGAAGGGTTCATGGTGTACTGCATATTGAAGCAGTAAGCCTGCATCTTTTCTATCATTTCGTTCTTCACGGATTTCACGCTCTGCATCGTCACCGCATCGCCTCGGTGTTCCAGGTAGCTGATGGCCATTTCACTGATGGATACCGGACGGCACCAGTGCCACTGGTTCGCAAAGAAATGATTGGCCCAGTCAATGAATACCTGGTCCTTGATGGCGGAGTAAAGGATTCGCATCTGTCCGTCCTGCGACATGGGCGGTATCAGGCTTTCCTGCAGGCCGAGGTAGAACTGACAGCTCTGGAGCATCATGTACACCGCTTCGTCGCGTTCCTCTTCGGTGGCTTCCAGAAAGATGTCTTTCCCGAACTTGGTCTGCGGCGTGCGTTTCTTGAACTGGCCGGCGTAGTCCTCGTCGTGATAGTAATCGCTCTGCATAGCCAGGAAGATACGGCGTGAGGTGCTTCCTTCGGTCATGTCGAACGGCATCTTGTTCATGGTAATGAATATCTTCGGGGTGGCTTCTCGCGGCAGTGTCATTTCATCGTGATACAGGGTCTTTACCGTAATGTTGTCCGTAATGTTGTAGAACTCGCTGCCCATCATGTCGGGGCGAAGGTCGTCTATCAGACACATGCTGTCTACGGTATAATGGAACTTGTCGAAGTTCTTGGCCATGTTCTCTTTCTTCTTCAAGGTCTGACCGGGGATGTAGCACACCTTCCGCACCAGCTCGAAGAAGGAACGGAAGAAACTTTTTCCGGTACCGCCGCTGTTCTTTCCTTCGTCGGCCACGGTGTACTCCGTCACGACTCCCATCTTCTGCATGGTACCCGTACGATAGCGCGAAAGCATGTAGCCCATCAGGGCAACCTTGCAAATGAAGTGCATGTCCTGTCGCTGCTTTTCCAGCTCGGTAAGCAGATAGCCTTCGGCTTCCTTTCGCCAGTGTATGCGGCTGGTGTCGTACAGCCACTGCACGCAGACAGGCATCTGGTCAATGTCTTTCGGTATTTTCAGCAGAAAGCGGTACAGACGCTGGTAGGCGATGAACTCTGCATCCTCACGGCGGCGCTCGTTCTCGTTCATCCGCTTGTCGGTCATTCGCTGCCTGTTCAGTTCCTTACGTGCGGCATATTCGGGATTCTCCTCGATAGTGAACAGAGGGGACTTGAGCGGATGGTAGTCAGCGTCGATGATGGCCTTGCGGTTTACATGGAAAGGAATGTCCACGTAGTCCACCGGCTCAATGCTGTCGGCCGTCACCTTCACGGCGCAGTTGCGGAAGAAGAAATAATCGAAATCTTTTCCCCACGACATGAAGTTCAGGTCTACTTTCTTGATTCCGGACATGGTGTCGCGTCCGATTTTCTTCTGGGTACTGATGGCGTTACTCAGTTCCTCGGAGTAATACTGTGAGTTGTATATCAGGAAGTCTTTCATGATTTCCTTCGCTTCGCTCAGTGCCTGGCTCTCCTCCACCACATCGACAATGTTGTTGCTGATGTGCACAAACTTGGTCGTATCCGCTTCGTCGGTGTATTTGTAGAATCCGTTGGCAGAAAGGAACTGGGCCATATTATCGAAGTTCAGGGTGTATTTTCGCACCACCACCTTGCTCTCGTCTTCCTGCTTTTTGGTCTGGTACTGCACGTCCCAGAACCGCATACGGCGGGCGGTCTTGAGCAGGTCGTCGAAGTAGCGGTTTACGTTTGTGTGCATGAGCTTTTCATTGCGGCGCATCACTGCCGGGTAGAAATTGAAGAACTCTTCGGCATCCTTGCAGGATTTCCCGCTGCGTGGATTGTACTGGGTGGAAAGGTCTTCGGGCAGGTAGAGCACTTTCAGCTCCACGTGTTTCAGGGCCAGCCGGTTCATGGCGCGGATTCCGGTGCGGTCGATGTCATACATCACAAACACTTCCATGGAGATGTTCAGCAGGCGACGGATGGTCTCCGACGAAATCTCCACACTCTCGGAGTGGGGAAACACCACATGAGCGTCGCTATGGAAGTACACATTAATGGCATCGCGCGGGCCGGAACAAATCACGATACGGCGGAACACGTCGGCAAAAGCGCGGGTGCGCCGTCCCTGCTCGTCCACACGGGTTTTGTCTATGTTGATAATGGGATGTCCTTCCTTGTCGGAGGTTTCCACACGTCCGGTCTGAAGGGCACGCATCACGTCTGCGTCGCCGTAGATTTCCTTGTAGAATCCTTCCGGACGACTTCCTCCCTGGTACCACCAGGTAAACTTGTAGTTGGGCTGGCGGCGGCCGTCCGCATCGGTCGTCTCGCGGAAATAGGGCTCGTACTTGCGTGCCCACCAGCCGTTCTCGTCTTCGTAGCGGAAAAGGAATACCGGGTAAGATGGTGTGGACTTCACTTCGTAGCTGGTCAGAACGCCGTCGGCATCGGCCTTCTCGGGTGTGACATAGCTTTCCAGCGGATAGAGGTTGAACATGGTGCGGAGCTGGGTGCTGTCGAAGGGAGCGGGTGTGTTTCCCCGGTAGAAATCGGGATTGAACGAACAGCGCAACAGGTTGTTTCCGTCGGCATCGGTCACGGCTGTCTGCTCGGTGCCTTCGCTTGTGTTTTTCCCGGTGCGGAACACGGGGAGCACCTGGCAGCCCAGCGCACGGAGCTCAGCGGGTGTAAACTCGCCCTCACGGATGCGGAAATCCACTTCCGGCTGCGGGGCGGTCTTGCGTGCCCGGTGGAAGAATCCGTTCTTGTAATCTCCTTCAATAATCAGGTTGAAGTCTTTGGCCAGCCGGTTCACCGCATCCGGAAAGTCGTGTTTCTCTCCTGCGCGTTCTAAGAGACGCTGCTGCAGCATGATGGCCCCTACCCCCTTGCTCCGGTTCTGCTCGCCGCATACGAAGCAATTGAAGGCTGCATAGCGTTCGCCCTTTGGCGGGAACTTGCTCACACAGAAACTTCCGTTCTTCTCTTCGTGAAACGGGCAGCGGTAGAATACGCTGCGTGCGGTCTGCGATGCGGGAAGGTATCCGTTGTTGCGCATCACGTCGGGAAGCGGAAGCGCATTGAGTTTATCAACTGTTTTGTCAGAAATCATTTCAGGGAATTTTAAGAGAGGAATTTCACCTCGTAGTTCATGCTTTCCATTTTGGCTTGTATCATTTCTTTCAGGCTATCGGGCAGGCACATCATAGGGTCTGGCTCATGCAGGTAAATCGTATCTTCCTGCACGCTTCCTGTGGCAGAATATCCGTCGTACACCAGCTCGTTCATGAGCTTCTGCATGCACGACTTCGACAGGTTGCTGCAAGCTATGCTCACGCTACCTTCCGGATAGCCTATCGCTATTTCTGTGTGACGCACATGGAAACGCTGTTCATATACCGCTCTGCTTCGTTTCATACCAGCCGCTTTCCTTTTAGTGTCAACATAAGCTCAGGACGTGTAGCCACACCCAACTTCGCAAAAATACGTTTCCGCATGTTGTCTATATTGGAATAGCTGCATCCCATTTCGTCGGCAATCTCTTCGTAGGTGAGCGAAGTATTTACCAGCATGTTCGCTACAGCAGCTTGAGTGGGAGTCAGTCCGCACTCGTACACCGGATTGCAGCACACCTCCTTTTTATCCTTGAAGGCGGGGTTGAATCCGTTGAACGGACAGTTATAGCGCATAGGGCAGTGTGTGTGCTCAGTATTGAAGTCTTCCGGGCCTTCATGGTCGGGAATATCGTCCTCGCGTCCGAAACAACAGTTCAGGCTTACCAGCGCAAGCTCTGACAGATAGCGGCTGCGAAGGTTCCGTATGGTCTTATAAGAACGTCCAAGTCGCATCTGCAGAAGCTGGTCGGCTGCCACCAGGTGTGAAGGATAGTTTTTCTTCATCTCGTCGAGGTATTCCTCTACGAAGTCAATTCCCGTCTTCCCGTCGTTCTTTACCGTGATTTCCTCTCCGTCTTCAAAAACAATTCTTGAGTATCCGTCCTGAATGCGTGTGTGCGCTTCCCATTGTCTTTCCAGCATGTATCCCATCACATTTCCTCCATTTGTTTCTTGTACTCCTTATAAATAGATTCCAGCCCGCGAAGTTCTACTTCCGTGAAATCGAAGTTACGGAAATGCGCACGCAGCGCATGTTCGCCCATACCTCGTTCTTTCATGAACTCGATAAATTCTCCCTTCTTTCTCACACCGGAAAAGAAGTCTTTCAGTTCCCCTTCGTAGTCAGGATCAAAATCTCTCAGGCATTTTTCCACGCCTTCCGCCTCCCACCGGCGCACGCGGTTCAACCTGATCTTCTGGTACGCCGTGCTCATGCTCATTCCGTAATGTTCCACCAGGTAGCGGCTAAATCCCAGCCGCATGGGGCTCAACTTTTTTTCGGATAATGCTTCAATGATGCTCATTTTCATACTTCTGATATATATTGTCGTTTCTCGCTTTTGCGGTTTCGGTCGTTTTTTGTTATTTTTACCCTACAAAGTAACAATTTTAATTTGACAATCACATTATAATTGTTACTGAAATAACAATTTTAAACGGATTTTTTTATGTACTATTTCAATTCTTTCCTGTTCAATAATCTTCCCAAGCTCTTCGGCCTGAGCGATAAAGGCGTATCGGAGAAGGTGTACGGAAAATCATACATGTATAAAAGAAAGGTTGATAATCAAGATAATATACTCGTGCAAGACATCGTAATGGTGTGCAACACATTCCACATAAGCCTGTCAAACTTCATTATGTCTGCTCCTCCTGAAAATTTACTCGGAAATCGCTTTAAATATGTCATACCGGATGAAGATTTTAAGGAGGTGAGATTCATCCCCGAAAACTTGCGGTTCCTTTACGGTCCGCAGGGACTTACTAATATACCTTCACTCGCTGAATTTTCGCGTCAGATCGGAATGTCAGTCACAAGCATCGTTAGATGGCAGAATCCGAAGATAGGCGGGTGTACGGTTAACTGGCTTATCGGGGTATGCAACCGTTTCGGCATCGACATAGACGAATTCATGGAAGATAAAAACGAGAAACTTCAAAAATATGAAGCCACAGAAATAGGTATTTCTCCACGAGTATGGCAGGAAATATCAGATTTAAAAGAAGCTATCAGAGAATACAGGCAAGAAAGGACCTCTCTTTTGGAAGAAAACCGTAAATTAAAAATACGGATCAAAGAAGCGGAACTTTTATCAGAAGAAAGCACGGAATATATATATGCAGGAAATAAAATAAGAGAATGGAAAGCCAACTGGAATCTTCTTGAAAATTTCCATATCGTTGTTGGCGATTCAAGACAAAAAGTAATTCAGGTTGCTGGTATGCAATACTTTAGTGAACTGTTTATTGAAGGTAACATGCAGATTACCTCACTGATAAAACTATGTAATAAATACCACATAAGCACAAGGCATATATTTTATCGGGACAATGGGATTGAACCAAAGATAAACGTGTACGACTATTACCGGTCGGAAAATTGGAAAACAATAATATTCCACCCTGAATATATAAATGATTTCTTTGGGAAAGATAGTGTGACGGGGAAAAACCGTTCGGAACTGATTAAAACAATGGATCTTAGCGAATGGAAAATACGCTCTTGGAGGAAAGAAAAAAGCACCATGCGCATAAAAGACATGCTTGATATATGTAATAAACTTGAAGTGACACCTTACTGTCTGATTACAGACTTAAACCGGATGGACATTTCCAGCGGGATGACCAGTGCGGAAATCCTGCTGGAAGAGAACCGTATGCTCCGCCAGCAGGTTATCCGGTTGAAAGAAAAACTACAGAAGAAAAACGGAGAAGGATTCCTTCCGTTAGACGAATGAGTTCAGTGTACTTCCTGAGAATCCATACCGCACGCTGAAATTCACGGAAATAAGACCTGGTTTAGCGCGGTCATAAAGTTCGTTCGTCTCTTCGGGTATGATGGTGACGGGTATGTATGTGCCGTTATCGTACATCCATGCCTTTCGCGTCACCACAAATTCCGTGAGCCACCACTCGGCCCACTTCCTGTTCACAAATCCGCTGCTCATGGAAAAAGTTCCTGAAGGTGCCTGTGCATAGCTGGCAGTGCGCGTGGTAGCACGGTAGGAAATGTCAGCAGGCAGCGTGTAGAGCTCACTCTGTATGTCATACTCCAGCGAATCGCGCGTAAAAGCGACTACACTTTCCATCAAACCGAACCCGTTCAGGAATATGAAGTGGCGCATGAGCGGGTTTGTCTTTACCGCATAGCGCTTCTTCCCGGTTTCAAATCCGGTGTTCACTGTAAGCTCACCTTCCTTCAACGATGATGTGATTATTTGCAATGAATCCGGGACCAGCGCACCACGTGTGTATTCGGAATATTCTTTCGATTCTTCTCCCTGCACTACGCTGTAGGTAATGGTGTCCGATCGGGTACTTACCGCAGGAATACACAGTATCCATCCCAATGGGACAATATCTCCCTCCGGTTTACGGCTCAAGATGCGTCCCTCACCTAAAATCTCTGTGGTATCTACATTGGATGTGGTAAGGCGTTCAAACTCCGTGAGCATTCCGGGTATGGCATTGTACTGCTCAGAAGTGGTTTCACCTTCTTCTATCTCTACCATCCCGTCCAGATACGATTCCTTGTAGGTAATGGTGTATCGTGCAGCGTATATCATCTGTGAAAGGGTCTGCGTTCCGTTCACATCAAACGTCATCTTTCGTGACAGCGTAGTTTTTATGGTTTCTCCGATGTTGAAAACGGCTATCCCGTCGGAGCCAACCTCAAAGGAATAGCTTTCTGAATAAGGAAACTCTTCAGATCCGGCAAATGCGGTGGCATTGACCGTAATCTTTATGCGGAGAAAAGTTTTTCCGCTCAGCGTGGTTTTTGCCTTAACCACTATGGGGTCGCCTGCAAATGCTATCTGTGGCGGCTGCTGTAATACCTGTATTGCCATGTTTTATTTCTTCATTAAATGGTATATAGTTCGATTGTCACCTCCGTAATCCCGCTACGGTCAATGCTGTAGGATAACTTATTGATGAATCCCACATAGTTACCTATCTGGTAGCGCTTGAGCATATCCAGTCCTGCAATCTGCGATATGGTCATTCTTACTGTCAGTATCACGGTCTTCCGGTTATAAAGGAAGTAAAGATACTCCGAAAGGAATTTTGACACCAGTCCACGGTCCTGGTATGCCTGAGAAGCGGGATACTTGTCTTTCCCGGCCACCAGCTTGAGTGAGAATCGTCCGGACTGGTCTACTCCACCCTGCTCCGTGCCGTTGTAATCAAAGAACCGTCCAAAGTTATCGCAGCTGTCGGCTGTAAAAGCACTGTTGGCTACCGTATGTACCCACGAATCGTTCCCTTCACCGTCGTAGTTTTCGGTGTAGTCTATCCCTGATTCGCTACCGGGTCCGCGCATGATTCCAAGGCAATATCCGGCATCGTAAGTACGCATGGGTGATTCTTCTGCCGATTCAGTGTCATAGTTTTCATCGGAAAGATAACTCAGCGTTATCTCATGCTTGTATCTCATCATGCGAGAAGGTGCTACCCCCAATATCCCGGGAATAAGACTAAAACTTGCATTTCTTTCCGACAGAAGTTCCTGATCGGCAAATACAGCCAGAATCTGCTGACCTTCTTTACCAGACATAGCCTCTGAAACTACTGTCTGACCGTTTACATCATTTATCATCACCGGAGCAAAGTTGATAGATATTTCATCTTCCTCTTCTTCCGTCGATGTGCCTCCGATTAAATAATCACGGAATCCACCAACCTCAAACAACGAAGGATTTCCTCCAGTATTCTCGTCCACTTTTATACGATAGGAGTTTCCTGTAAGTTTATCCTGATAGCATGTAGTGTCATTGGATGCTTGTCCCTGCTGAAGAATCTCCATGTAATTATTCTTCTCCTTCACATTGGAATAATCATCATAATTGAATGCAGTATCATCTTCCTGACCGTATGTGAGGCGTATGGTCTTTTCTTTTGATTTTTTCAACTGCATTGCCACTATTTCCACATCAAGAATGGATATTTCATTCGATTTCAGAATGTCTTTTATATATATGACATCCATCGTATTTCTTGCACTATCGTACAAGAACCGAACGCCAAAAGCGTTTTGCAGGTCTTCAATCAAATCTTCCATTTCTACATCCGGGAAATTCTGATTGGTAGCAAAAACATTCACCGCGCTATAAGAAAAATTCTGGGTAAGGAATGTTGCAATTTTTCTGTATGAATTAGCACCTGGAATTACATTATACTTTAAGTCATAATGAAGAGAAAATGATGAACCCATAAAATTATTCATCATAATATCTGTCCATGATACAGAAAACGAATCTCCCTTTTCTTCCGTATGACACTGCGTGCTGAAAAATGCCAGGCGGCACATATCTTCCATTGTGGACAAATCGTTCTTTTGTACACCGATATTCAGATATTTGAAGAAACAATCAAGAAGATACATTACGTAGAAGCATACACCGCTGTACGGTCTTCTGGGCTCCAATATATTATAGCTTCCTGCATCGTTTGGCGTACACACCCTTACATTGCAATATGGCTTTATAGGATAAGGGTCTGATTCGTTGCTCTCGGTGTAGTTCATTACTCCATCGTTAAGGTATATGGTTATAAATAAATTATCATCCATATAAGAATATTGTGTGGAAGCTGATTTTACCCTATACCCCAGCTTTATCTCCCTGTCGAGAGGAATATCCCTTGCATTCATTCCCTCTATACGGTCCATGAAATCACTGTTACCGGAAATGAATGTGACGGGAAGTGTATCTTCGAACTCCACTTCATCGTCGGTTTCTATCACACCACGGTATATCATCACGCCGTCCACCCAAAGCTCTGCGGGCATACGGTCAATGTCCTTCAGGTTAATGTCTCCCCAAGGATCGGCTATATTCTTGAAAATTTCGCGGTTGGGTTCCAGCGGAATTTCGAAAGGGAACGAGAATGTTCCCTGGTCATTGAAAAGCGGGTTCGACTGCTCCAATGTAATGGAAAAATCTTCCGACAGCTTTACCCACTGGCTGTTAATCTTTATCTGTAGTCCTTTCATCGTGTCGTTATTTTATCAGTCCGCGTTTAGTCATAAAATTGCTGGCTTTGTTCAACTGGTTTACCGCACCCTTGCTCCCGTATGGGTCTACGGCGGCGCGAATCGGCTTGCTCAGACGCTCGTTCAGTGTGGAAAGCGCTTCGGCCACACTTCCAAGCATTTGTGTCATCTGCTCGTTCTGCATGGTCATATCCGTAGCTCCGGATGCAACCTGGGTAATCTGTGCCGGCATGGAAGGATAGTTCCCGCTGGCAAATGTCGGCATGGCGGCCGATTTAAGCTGCCCGTGCCGCGCAATGGTGAGAATGCTGTCGTAGATGTGCGGATAGTTCAGAATAAGCTTCTGTGTAGTATCGCCGTCCACAATCATTTCAGGCTTCTTTTCAGAGAAAATACCGAAATGCGCACCTCCGCCGTACACGCCCGTCTTCAGTTCCTTCTGGTAGCGTGCGTTGTATATCTGTCCGTCGTTCCCAAGTACCGGATAGTCACCCTCTGCGTAGGTAAGCATTCCGGCTGCTACACGGCCCTTGCTGCTGCTTACTCCGGTGGCAGCTGCCACATCCTGCTTTGCCTTGTTTAGCTTACCCATGGCAAGGCCCATCAGAGCGGAAAGTGCCGCACTGATAACTGCAATCAATGGGATACCCCACCATCCTAGGTCTCCGATTGTTTTTGCTGATCCCCTCGCAATACCAGAAGTTACATCTCCTGCAGTCTTTGCCCCTTCTACTGTCATATCCGTAATGGCCTGCGACCCATGAATAGCTGTAACAGTAGCACTTGTAGCCGCTTCCTGTGCTACTTCCTGGTCTCCAAGAGTCTTCTTCATCAACAACTCGGTTATTTTTTGCATAATCAAGTCTTTGGTGAGTTTCATCGCTGTTTGGAGCAACATTTTTGCAGCTTGCTTACGGTCGTCCACTTCGGCAAATGCAGCTTCTCCCATCTGCTCACTGAAATCCACGACTGCATCGGTGTAGTTCTTTAGGGTGCTTAGTTTGCTCTCCGTGATTTCAAGCTCTTTTGACGCCTGTTCTTCTCTTGCTGCATTTAGTTCATCGAGTGCTTCCTTTTCGGCCATTCGGTAAGACTCCTCTGCCTCCTGCTGGGTAGCACCAGAAGCAATAGCCTGCTGTATCAGTTCTTCTTTACGGGCATAGAACTCTTCATAATACTGGCGGGCAGCTTCCAGGCGTATTCGCAGGGCTTCAAGCTCCGCATTATCCGTTTCGGAAGTACCAAGGAAGGAACTTTGTGTGGATGCCAGTCCAAGATTACCTGCAGCGCCCATAAGTTCAGTTCGTTCGTCCGTACCTTTTATACGGTCTTCCCAAAGTTTCTGGTTTCCGCTGGTTTCCCACTGCACGTCTATCATTTCCTTGATGTCCTTTGCATACTTCTCGGCAGCGGACTTGGAATCCTGATAGAAATCACGCAGCTTTTTCAGCATGAGCGACATCTGCTCAGGGCTCATGCTTTCGGCCCATACCGCGTCAATGTTGCTAAGATAAGTCCGCAACTGGTCTTCGTTCAGGCTGTAAGCATCTTCCGACAGAGAAACAAGTGCATTAATTCTTTCCTTCACTGCACTCTCGTCAATTACCCCGCTAAATCCTAAGCTCATACGGAACTCTTTCTCCGCATCGGTATTCAGCAGACGAAGCTTGTCGAGCGACTCCTCAAACTGGTTGACAAGGCTTTCAAACGGGTTGTATTTAAGCAGCTCCTTCTCGATGGTCTGACGGTATTTCACTGCCATGTTCTGTACTTCGAGCAAATCTTTTTCAAGATTCTTACGTAAGCCGTCGGTCTGACGTTCGCCCAGTTTCTTAATCAATGCAGCAGTAGATTCCAGGTTCTTACCTTCCATCCCGTATAAATTCTGATTGAAGGTGTTCTCCTCGCCCAACAGCTTTTTACGAAGCTCCACACGTGCCAGCAGATGCTCTTCCTCGGTCGCGTCAATCTGGCGGTTCATCTCCTCAGTAGTTATCTGTTCATCGAGATATGCCTGACGGATAGCCTGCTGACGGCGGAGGAAGTAAGCTTCGAGCGCAGACATGGCCGCACTGATTTCATCATTCATTTCCTTCTGCTCACCACGTGTGCCTGACTTACGTACTTTTAGCCAGTTGCCGCTGGTGTCGCGTCCCCATTTCTCAGCAAGCACCTTGGCCACATCCTGCTCCATCTTTTTCAACGCCTCGTATTCTTCCTTGGCCGACTTGAATCCACGGGCAGCGAAGGTGTCTGCATAGTCCTTGTCCTCATTAATGCTCTTCATCATGGCCTCCAGCTTTTTGTAGGTAGCGACCAGCTTGTCTACTCCGGCTGTTTCCAGCGATACCCCCTGTCCCCATACAGACTCCAGTCCGATGGCCTTAATACGTTTTTCCACCTGATCTATGTTGTACTGATATACACCTAACAGGCGGTTCTTCTCTTTCAGTTCCTTCAGTTCTGAATCGGTAAGATTCTCTCCCTTCCTACGCTTATCGTTCAATTCTTCCAGTCTGGATTCCTCGAGCTTATTCAGCATTATCCCTTTTTCTTTCCTTTCATTCAGCCTTTCAAGCTCTGCAGTTTCAAGCTCAGTCAATTTCTTTCCTTTCTCACGTTTTGCATTCAAATATTCAACATCTGAACGCAGACGTTGCACGTAGGTAGTCGCCTGCTGCAGATAGGTATTCAGTTCAGGCAGGTCGGACGAAGAAAGAATGCCATGGTTGGACTTACGGAGGTCTTTCAACATAAGCTCTTCGGTCTTGCTCTCGGCAGCACGCTGCGTACTTTCAAGGAAAGTCTGAGTCTGTCCTGCTTCCTTACGGATGTTTTTCAGGATGTTCATCAGTTTTAAAGCGTCGGAACTGAACGGGAGCTGCTTTATGTTCTTGTTGTATTTCTCCATAAAGCCATCCAGCGCGTCGTACAGATTACCGCCTTCCTCCACTACCTTATTCATCCCGTCCATGATACGGGCCATGGCATCGCCGGCATTCGTTTCTCCGACGTTTTCCATTTTGTTCAGCGAAGCAATAATCTTCGACTGAAGTTCCTGAATCTGGTCGGTGTATTTGTCGGCAATATTTTCCATCATCTTGTCGCGCATCTTCAGCGCCAGCGTTTCACGAAGACGGGCATTAATCAGGCTGTAAATGTATTCCTGCTTCTCGGCATAGTTGTTTTCAGTGACCATAAATCCCAGGTAGGCACCATACTTATCATTCAGCTGCTTAATCAGTGCCGCACGCTCTCCGTTCGATACATTTGCCTTGTCAATCGCATATTTCAGATTGGAAAGTTCAAATGTTTCCTTCTGTATGGCTGCTTCAAATTCCGACTGTGCCTTTGTTGCTTCGTCTACTGATTTCTTGAAATAAGTAATGGCAGATGTCAGCGCAGTAAATCCTAATACAACCCATCCTAATGGATTTGACATCATAGCCTTTGAAAGCCACTGCCAGGCTATTTTGAATATATTTACAGATGCTGTTCCTGCTTTTACCATTTTCGTAAACAGCACAATGTTTGCACTTGCTTTCTGCACAGCAGAAGACGTGGCTATCATTACTCCTACCAAAGCCTGAACTATTACTGCCATCAGTCGGATAGACTTTTCTCCGCGTTCAAACCGGTTGGGAATGCTCGAAATATAGCGAAGCACATCCGTAAGCCATTCCACAAATCCGCTGTTGATAAACGATTCCTTGATGGCGTTACCCATACGCTGCATGATAGCCATGGCGTTTTCGTTCTTGATGTTGTATTCATCCGTCACGCTGGTAGCTTCCTTAAACGCACGTGAAGAAGTAAATACCTGTGCCTTCAGCTCGTCTACTCCGGAAGAAAGGGTAACGAGCACCTGCTTGATACGCTCGCCATCGCTACCGAGGTCTTTCATAATCGGAGCCAGCACATCCAGTCCGCCCATAGCATTCATTTTCTCGAATACCGCAATTACGGCCTGAATGGTTTTACCCTGTTCAATCAGGTTTTTCAAATAATCATCGCTCAGTCCCACAGCCTGCGCCACCTCGGTGGTGTTGCTGGTCAGTGTAGAGATAAAGGTGTTCAAAGCCGTACCACCCATTTCGGCGTGCTGACCAAGGGCATCGAGGGTACCGGCCAGCGCAATCAGGTCGGACATGGAAAGTCCTGCCGCTTCTCCGATAGCACCGATACGGTTTACCACATCGACAATCGGACCGGCGGAAGCACGGCTGGTCTGAGATATTTCGTTGATAGCAGAACCGGTGGCGAGCAAGGCTTTTTCCACTCCGAGCTTCTGTGTCTCTCCCAGAATGGCATTTACCTTCATCAGCTGACGTACCGCTTCGGCTCCTCCCAAATCTTCTCCCAATGCCACAAGCAACTGATTACCTGCCTTCACGAATCCCAACACATCTTCTTTGGCCGAAATTCCTAACTTACCGGCTTCGTATGCCAGATCGTGAAGTTCCTGCTGTGCGGTACGGGTGTCGATACTGTCAATTTCACGGCTCAGCTCGGCTACTGACTCAGTGGAAAGCCCGGTGGTCTTCTCAATGTCGGCCAGACTGTCGCTCAGCTGCAAGTTAGCCTGATACAACTGCTTGATGCGCCCTACCACCTCATTGAATCCGGCATATACCAGCACATAACTTGTCAAACGCTTGATGGTAGCTACAATCTGGTTATCGTGTTCCTGCCAGCTTCGTTTCACTTCATTAATCTGCTCGTTTACCCGGCGCAGATTCATTGAAGTTTCCATGTATTCGCGCGTGTCACGCTCAGCTTCCGATAGTTCTTGCTGAAGCTGTGACGCGGCCTTTTGCAAATCTTCCAGTGGAGCTGTTTTAAGTGTAAGAATCACTTTGTTAAGTTCTTCTGCACTTAACACAGAATTTTTCTGTTTTTTCTCAATCGTGTTCAGCGCATCTTCAATTTTTTTCAAGCCTTTTGTATCGCTTACTTCAAGCTTCTTTTTATACTCTTCGAGCGATTTTTTTAGCTTCTCAAGGTCTTCGTATGTACCGTCGAACGTACCTTGACCAACTGTTTCAGCTTTATCAAGCGCATCTTCCAGTGAAGTAAATTCGGCAGATGATTGTTTCAGTTTCTCATTAAGTGAATTGATGGCCGATTCTACCTCCTTTACTCCCTCTGTGTCGCTTGTCTTTAGCTGCTGCTTGTATTGTTCAAGCAACTTGATGGCTTCTTTTGTCTGTGATATTGTGCCATCGAATGTGCCGGTCTTGACTTTCCCTAGTGTGGTTTGAGCACGCTGTGAGACACGACGAGTTTCTTCCGCTTCAACCTGAGCAAGCTGTTCACGGTATTTCTGAATTTCCTGCGTATTAAGTTCTGTGGATTTAATAAGGTCTTGCAATCGTTCCTTTGCCTTTCCCAGAGATTTGTCGCTCACATTTCCAATATCTCCGATGATGTCGGAAAACTCTACAAGGTTTCCTTTCCGGCGCTGGACTTCATCGGCTATCTGTTTGATGTAATCGCGAACTGTATTGAGCGTTTTAAGGTCTTTCGGATTAACACCAAGCAACATATCCCTCAATCCCCTTTGGGCGTTATTCAAATTACGCAGAGTCTGTCCGGAAATATCTGTAAGGTATTTCTGTACAGTATTAACATTTCGTTCAGATTCAGTGATTGACTTCTGAAGTTGTTTCTGCTTCTTTAAAGCATCCTCATATATCTTTTTATTCTTGTCATAATCTACCGTATCAACGGACATTTCCATATTCCGCTGCGCCTCCTGGATTACCTTGTCAAGTTCTTCCCATTCCTTGCGCATCTCCTCGATTTTCTTGCGAGCCTGATCCGCACCTCCGATAAGCACGTCGATTCTAGCCAGTCTGGTACCTAAACTATTTGCCATGTCTTTGTGTTTGTTTTCCTCAAAGTTAGGCATCCGAAATGTGGAAATGAAGGACAAAAAAACGGTTTCCGTCAGTTCAACGGACACCGTTTTAAAACTATTCGCAAGCAACCTCTAAAGTGGTTTGCAGCAAACCTCTCGAGCGATATGCAGCAAACCTCTCAAGTGGTTTGCTGCATTTGTT